TGCTGGAAGTACTACCTTGATTGCTATTAGTTAACTTGTAAGATTTTCTAAATCCTTTGTCATAAGGTGCAGAGTTATAACCAACATCAGCTTGAGATTGAGTTATAGCACTGCCTGGCCAAGCACCACCAAATTGAAATCTATCTACAGTTTGATAACCACTAGTTGCAACTGATGTTCCCCTCTGGCTTATGGTCATGGCTCCGTTTACTATGATGTTGCGATGAGAAAGTGCTCCTTGAGATGTTGGAACAAATGCTGTTGCAGTTACAATACCAGTCACATTCATATTACCACCTGCGTCGATGAGAATTCCTTCGTTCCATTTACCATTACCACCTAATTTTAAACCTTTACCTGGTCCTGATGCTATGAAAGGTTGTCCGCTTGGAAATCCTAACCATAATTCTGCCTCACTATATCCACCTCTTTCAATTAATAATTCTGCATCTGCACCAAATATATGTGTTTGAACTTGAGGTGCAGCAGTTCCAATACCAAGGGAACCTGTTTGTGAGATGCGAACTTTTTCTGTTGAACTATTTCCTGTTGCAAACAAAAGATTATCATAGGCTCTTAATGATAAATCTTCTTTATCACCTAAAGAGAATCCTCCACCAGCACCAATAAAATGTTGATTACTTCCATCTTTCCTGAATCTTAAATGTGCTCCATTATTACTTGTGGTATCAATCATTAATGGAGTATCAGTTGTTGTGCCATCTACAGTTAAAGTAGATCCATCAAATCTCATATTTGCTTCACCATTTAAATTAACACCACTACCACCAGTGATTACTCTATTGTCGGCATTGTTTGCTATGGTTGCTTGTGCTGGTAATGAAGTTAAGTTTGCACCACTTCCACTGAATGATGTTGCTGTTATAATACCAGTTGCATTTATATTTCCGACAGGAGATATTGTAACTGCAGCACCCACAGTAAGATTTCCGTCTGCTGATACACGAAGCCTTTCGGTACCTTCAGTTGTAACTTTGAAAGTGTCCGTCTGATCCTGTATCTACTACTTCTGCTTCTGTATTTCCTTCTGTGATTTTATCTGATGCAATCGTACTCCAAGTCGGTGCACTACCTGAACCACCACTTGTTAATACTTGTCCTGATGTTCCATAGTTTGCACCACCGATTCCTAACTGTCCACCATTTCCTACTCTAAATTTTTCACTACCACTTATCTGTAGAAGTAAATGAGATGTTGAGTTTACATTACCAGTAACATTTCCAATTAAAGTTGTTGCAGTTATAATACCAGCGTTACCAAGTTGTATGCTACTTCCTACGTCTATATGATTTGCAGTGTGTTTTGTTGTTACATCAAATTGTGTAGCGGTCATCACACCGACTACATTAAATCCTGATATTGAATCTAATACACCATCAGATGCTAATATCTTATCATTATTATTTTGTCCACTGATGGTTATTGCCATTTACACAATTTTTTAGTTATTTATATTTTAATTCCACCAAAATTTCCAATACCTCTATCATACAAAAAGATAACAGTATATCTTGGTTTGACCACTGGTTCGACCCAATGTAATAAATCAGTCGGATATTCTTTAGCCCAACCTGCTACATTCTTAGAGAATCCACCTTCATAACTTAAACCTTCTTCAGAATCTTCAAGATGTAATGTAGTAAAGTATGCAGGTCCGTGGTCATCACAATGTTTTGGAATCCAGTCACCTACATCATACTTATTAATTACTATTTTTGATAAAGGTAATGGTTTCTTCGGAGAAATCTTTACTAAATCAACAAGTAAATCTTTTGGTAATGATGAATCACCTACACATTGATAAGATCCAATCTCGTGATTCTCTACTCCTCGAATAGGTCTGAATGTTGAACGATCAAGATAGTAAGCATCATCTAATAAATCTAATCTATCTCTTAATGAATGTGCTTCTTCTACTTCAATTAGTTTATATTCATGCACCATAAGTTGCTAACTTCCAAGTCGGAACCATATTCACATTCCATAAATTATCCTGAGTGCTAGTCTCTGTTTCATAAGTATATGTTCCATCAAACAATAAAGCATCTCCTTTATCTACATTATATTTTGTACCATTTAATATTAGATGATTGCCATCATTCAATGAAATTGAAAGAAAAGATCCAATCGCCCTGACTGGTTCATTCAAACCAATCTTTGCTGGATCACTTGGTGTGGTTGGATATAAGATACCAGTATTTGCAGGTATTTTCATAAAGGTTGAAACGAGGTATGAACTCAGAATCTCACTTGTAATATAAGTTTTCCAAGCTGTCTTAAGTGATTCAGGATATGAATAATATCTTAAAATTTTATATGAAGAAACTTGATTACCACCTGCATCACTATTACGATATTCCTTTCCAGCAGCATCTGGTAGTGTTGGTAATGCTGCCACCATAGCGTCACAATTATTTGTAGTAAGATAACCTGTGCGTTTAATTACTGTCATTTTACCTATCTGAAATCATATTAATACCAGAAAGATCATTTTCTGATTTAATCTCTTCGGAGACTCCACCTGCCATTTTAGCATTTACATCATTTCTTACTGTGGTTTTATCTTTATATGTCCAGTTTGGATCATTTTGATAAGAATCTTTATACTTACCATTCAAATCTCTTACTTCATCAATATATTCTTTCATCGCATTGAAACTTGCTTTTTGATCGTCAGTTAAAGATGAAGCATCTAATAATAATTTCATCATATCAATAACGTGATTCAACTGATGATGATAATTATATTTCTTACGAATATGAATTCCTGCAGTGGTATCAAGATCAAGTTCAGATGCTATTCTTGGTCTAGTTGCTTTGTTTTGCACTGAACCTGAATCAAAATCACCAACATATTCATGTGTTTCAGGATTAAATGTCTCTAACTTACCTTTACAATACTTAGTATTCACTTTATCAAGATGTGAGCCAATCATTTTTGCCACAAGAGCACCTGACAACTTATTAAAAATAAGTGTCTGAGGTTGTTCTATATTTTCCTCTTTAAGTAAATCGTCGAATTGTTGTGGATACATTTTAACTCCTCTTCATACTATGTGGAATCTGCTCCAGCCCAATAAATTGAACCGCTGCTATTTTTAATCCATAAAGTTTTTCTATCTTCGTTACCAGATGCGGTATTATTGTTTACCCAGTAAGAGTATACACGATTCCATCTAACAACGAACATAGTATTATTAGGGATACTGACTGCACTAGTTGCCCAGTTTCTTGCTGTGTCTCTATCACCAGCATTACCTTGTCCGTACACATCTATGTATAATACAGTAGCAGTGCTTGGTTTGTTAGTCAAGTTATTGTAATCACGATACCAGCTACCATGATTACCGTCTAATAAATCAGAATCAAGTCCACTTCCACCACCATCATTACCAGCATGCCATACTTGATTTCCATTTATAGTCGTGTATGCATCAGCACCCCTTACTCTAAATCTATTTCCGTTCGCAGCATATACATCTAATAAGTATGTAGAAGTTGTGGATGAATCATTTCTAATGTGCATTCCATGATCGTGATGACACATATAAACATGAGCACTTGAACCATTATTATTTGTAAAACGAACTAACCAATCATTCCAACTACCATCAAAAACTGTTGTACTACCTTTTGTTAATGTGTCATTTGTATCTGATCTTAAAAAACTACTACCGTGTATACCATCAACAGTATCAGAATCTAATCCAGTTCCAGATCCATCATTACCTGAGTTCCAGATAACATTACCATTAATATAACAGTCACCATTACCACTTCCTTGTACAGATATTCCACCACTTGTTTGTCCTCCACCATATATTCTAGTATGTCCACTATTCGCATTTCCGTAACCAATATACATTCCATCATCTGAACCACCAGACTCATTTCGCATCACTCTTGCATTTAAATAGGAATCGTTTGATGATAAATCAAGTTTTGTGCCTGAACCCAACTGAAGTGTTGTACCATCAAAAGTTAAATTAGATTCTGCAGTTGCAGTTCCATCACCATCAGATGTTAAGACTCGATTATTTGAATCACCTGCTATTGAATTGATTGCAACTGTAACTGTCTTAAATGTATTATCACCAGCTAAGAATGTACCACTATTCTTTGTTCCACTATCTCCAAGACGAGCAATCGGTACTGTACCAGATGAAAGGTTTGTTGCATTTAAACTACTTAAACCTGAACCACTTCCTGAAAATACTGATGCGGATAAAGTATTTGTTGCGTAATTAAATGTGAGTTGAGGATCAGTTTTAGCACTAATCATCGTACCACTTGTTAGGTTGGTAAGTACAACTCTTTCAGTTCCAGAAGATGCACTACTTAATGAGGCACCTGTGTTTGTAAGATTCGCTCCATCTCCTACAAATGATGTTGCTGTAACAATTCCTTGAAATTCTGCTCCTGCTTTTGCAACAATATCACCACTATTAAAAATAGTTGCACCTGCACCAATTGGAGTATCAGCACCAAGAACGTTTACACCTGCAATTTCAATACCTACATTATGTAAGTTAGATGTTCCTGTTTTAAATTGCAGTGCAGTTGATATACCAGTCGCTTTTGTGTTACCAGTAATATCAAGATGACCAGTTCCAGTAATCGACTTATTTAATAAATCTAAGTTACCACCAAGTTGAGGACTTGTATCACTTACAAGCTCTGCAAGAACAGTAACCGTTGCCACACCTGCAGCACCAGTGCTTGCAATTACACTTAATCCACTTGAACCACTAAAGTCAAGTGAGGATATACTACCAGCAGTACCAACAACAGTGCCATCTGTACCTTTAACTGTAAGACCACCAATCGCACCAGTTCCTGCAGCAGTGATTCCAGATAAATTAGAACCATCTCCATAGAATACACCAGCAGTCACAATACCAGTAAAGACTGCTGCTCCTGAATTATAAATTGTAGAACCAGAACCTATTGGAGTATCAGCACCAAGAACATTGATACCTGCAATCTCAATACCTATACTATGTAAATTAGAAGTTCCTGTTTTAACTGTTGTTTCATCTATAACAACTGTTCCAGTTCCAATTGATAAAATACCTGTTACTCTTGCATCACCATTTACAATTAAATCAGTTGTGGCACCACCAACAACAACATCTCCAATTGTTGTGACACCTGATATACTTACATTATCTAAATTTGTATGTCCATCTACATCTAAATCTACAAAATCTCCTGTCGCAGCTGTTACGATACCTACGATTGAAACTCCAGCACCGACATGAATATCTTTCTGTGCTGTTATAATACCAACTGAATCTATACTTGTTACGTCTTCATAAGTCAGTACACCACCGACTGACAAATTACCACTTACATCCGCATCTCCATTAACATCTAATCCAGTTGCGGTGATAATGCCAGTTTGATAATCTTCATTGGGTTTGATGACACCCTTTGTAATTCGGGTCAATCCCATCTTATGTAATCTCCATTATAGTAAGAGTTGCATCTACACTATTATTTGTATCACTATCGACTGTTATAGTATCTGCTGTTTCTAATACTACCTTATTTCCTGACATAAATTCAAGAGATGATCCTTGAGGTATTGGAGCATTTTTTAATAATTTAACATCGTCAGTTGATGGTCTTGTAATTCCAACTCCTACAAGACAACCTGAACCAGAAGTATTTGCAAGTGTGATACCAATTACAACAGTTGTAGTTGCACTCGGAACAACATAAACATTTTGAGTTGTAATACCAACGTTCGCTTTTGTTTTTAATTTAAAGGTATTTGCCATTTTGTTATTATCCTAGTGCGATTGCAAGTGCTGTAGCATCAGCTAGTGTTGCAGCAGGATTACCATTTGTATTTATGGTGCCTGTAATATTAGCATCTCCCTGAACATACAATGCATAATTTCCTTGAGGTGCTGTCGTATTAATTCCAACAGAGTTTGCAATACCAACCTGTGCAGTTGTATCGTTTACATTTACTAACGAATTAAATTGTGATGCTTCTCTGTTTTTTGCCATATTATTTTTTAGTTATTTATGAACTTATCTCATAAGCATAGATATGTCCTTTTGTATTAATTGCTCTACTACCACCACTGGCATATGCATAATCAGGCATTACTATGACATAATATCCATTCTGGGCTGTTTTTGCTTGTGCTTGATAAGTTCTTGCATTTGTATTGGATGCAGCAACAAAGGCATCCATTACAACCTCACATTGGATTCTACCAGAACTACTTGAGTTACCCCATCTATTAGTCACAGCACTTTCATTTAGATTTGTTGAGTTTGTTGAATCAAATAATCTAAAACTTGCAAATGCTTCATCCCAACTTTGATCCGTATAAACATGAACATTAAATACAGTTCTTACGTGTATAATACTATCTGATCTTACAGGAGTAAATGATAATGCTAAATTTGTAATGTTTTGATATGCGTTACTTGTATTTCCAAAGTTCTGTTGAGTGTCAGACATCACATACTTAACTTGAACAATACCACCATTAGATCCAGAGGGTGCACCACCAACGGGAAGAATTCTATTTGTATGAAGAGTTGCTGATGATGAAAGAGTCGTAACACCGACATTCTCATTGTTTCCACCTGCACCACGAAGATAAATTGTTCCAACCATATTACTATGGAGTGTACAGATATAATATATTTTTGAAGGAGCATCATTATCAGGTGTAAAGAACTGAACTCCATTTTGATCGCCTGAAACACCAGCAGTGTATGCTGAACCGCCAGTTGTTGCACGAAACTGAAATGGGTGTGCTGAACCTGTGGTATTATTAAAACGATATTTTTGTCCTCGAATCAAATATAAATCTGGATCATCTGCAGTGCTATCTACACCTCCACCACTGAATCTATATGCTGATGAACCATTTGCAGTCACAGTAAAATCAACGACTGGTGCCTCATCAGGTTCAGGTATATTAGTTAAGCTTGCACCACTGATGGCAGGTAATGCACCTGAAAGTTTCGATGCAGTAAGTGTTGAGATTCTTGCGTCAGCAACAGTTCCTGATGCAATGTTTGATCCATTAAGATTGGTAAGATTAGCACCACTGATTGCTGGCAATGCACCAGATAATTTAGATGCAGTAAGTGTAGATATTCTTGCATCGGCAACTGTGCCAGTAAGTTGACCAGCGGGTAAACTGGTTAAGTTTGCACCACCTCCACTAAATGAACCTGCGGTAAACAAGTTTGTATTTGGATTATATGTTAGACCAGTATCAGTTTCTGCTCCTTGAGATCCAGAAGCACCGTCTGAGAATAATGGATATACAGTTTCGTTCGCAGTATTATTTGCAGTTACAGTAATGTTTGTTGCAGTTGTAGCAGTACCTGTGATTCCACCTGCAGCTGATATTGCACCTGCAAAGAATGAAGTTCCTCCAGTTACACTTAGACCCACTTCTCGCTGTTACAACACCTACTGAATCTATATTAGTTACGTCTTCATATGTTAATGTTCCACCAACAGAAACATTTCCAGTCACAGAAAGAGTTCCACCAATGCTGACGTTTGTACTTATCGCAACATTGTTGGCATTTAAATTTAAATTATTAGGACTTGTAATCGTCGGTGTGCCTGAAGCACCAATCAGATTAACCTCCTTTACACCAAAACCCTTCTCTGCCATATGACTTTTTGATTATTTATGATTGTTTGAATGATATACCAGTGACTTCAACACCAGAAATTTTTACTTCGGCATCTGATGCAGTCGGATCATAGATGACACGATTCGCTGCACCACGATTATTGTAAGCATCTCTCCAGTATTCATTATCATTATCAGTGGGGTATGGATTTGCCCATTCAGTGTTTGGAAGCATTTGTGATGCTTGCATTTTAATAAAATCTTTTACCTCTGCTGATGTTGCACTTGGTTTTGATTCAAGAAATAATGCAACGACTCCAGCAACAACTGGAGATGCTGCTGATGTTCCATTGAAATAACGATCAACAAAACTGGAATTATATCTTGAAAAATTAACTTCAGTTCCCAGTTGATCACCATTCGCTGCTCTCATACCAGCAGATAATGTTTCATCTGCTGGTGCCCATACATCGACACCTGGTCCGTTATTAGAATAAGATGCTTTTCTTTCTTGATAGTTGGATTCAATATAATCATCCATAGCTCCAACACAAACTGCTGGATGATAGTCTGTAGTTGTATTGTATCCAATATTCGCAGGATGAATGTAATTACGATGCCCTGATGGGACAGTTCCACTTACTCCTGAACCAGGAATACCTGCTCGATTATCAGCACCATTTAAGGTTGTGAGATAATCATTTAAATGAGGATCACTTAAACCAAGACCTAATCTTTGATTACTATTTCCAGCAGAAGTAACGTATATCACACCTGCATTTACCATTTCATCACCTGCTGTTTCAGTTGAATTTGATCTTGACGATGTTGCAAACTGACGGTTATAAGTTGTACCTGATCTCAATCCATATGCCATACCTTGAACACCTGAACTACCCATATTATAACCAGTGAAATTACCTGTTGAACCTTTAAAACTATAATAAACTTGAGTTCCTGAATTAAAACCAGCAAAGTATCCCCAACTTCCATTTACAACTGTAGGATTTTTACGACCTGCAGTAACAGGTTTATTCTGATGAAAGATTTTCATAATATCGTAACTTGCTTCAATACCCATACTTGTAGGAGATGCAATCGCACTCATATTCCATATGTTTGATTCAAAAGCAAGACCAAAATTTTTACCAGCAGACAGTCCAGCACATCCAGTACCGTGAGAACTTGTCATTGTATGTGATGTACCACCAATACCAAGTGTATTTGCAACAGTATAATTATCAGGAATTGCAACAGTACCGACTGAAGAAAATGAACCTGAACGACTGCTTGAATTTTCCCACCAAGCGTGTGCTGATGCAGTTGTAATACCTGTTCGACCATCTGGTTTTGTATATGTGTGACTATTTGATGTGAAGTAACTTGGATCAATATAATATGGACCGTCTAGAACTACATCTCTCACTCTTGACTTACCATCATCATCTAAAAATTCAGGATGATATTGCATAATACCTGAGTCTTGTATAACAACATCAACATTTTTACCAGTCAAACTAAAACTTAAATCATCATTAATGACTGCTGCATCACCAGTTACATTTGGCCAACTCTTTCCATTTGTTGTTACACCAACTCTCTTCGTTGCCCAGTTTGTACGATTTTCCTCTGCTGATGTTGCTGATATAGAAAAAGCAGAAGTTGATAAGTTACGATATATTTTTACGTTCTTACGAAATCTTTTTGTATCAGGTTCTGGTTCTGGATATGAAAAACGATAATCAGATGGAGATAATTCTATCCACTTGACTTGAGGGTGAGTCGATATTCCAGTTGCTTCATCGTGTGTTAACCAATAAGTACCACGAGTTGGACTATGTTCTTTTGTATCAGAGCAAGTTACCTTACGGTCAGGAATACCATCTTCATTTGAATCAACTATTAATACGTTGTGAATTGTATTCCAATACTCAGGACTTGTAACAGCAAGAGTATATTTGAACATTACATAACCTCACGTTTTATCTTATAGGTTGTAGAACCAGAAACTCCAGTTTCAGGAGTTGCTCTCAATAATATATTACCACTACTGATTGTTGCATCACATTGAACTAATAATGATGAACTAAACATCACTGCAAACTGTGTTGAGTGAATTGTTGTGCCATCTCTCATTGCTAGTAGTTTTTGTGATTGGAAATCACTTCCATTCTTAATGTATATTGTATACTCAACAACTAAATCATTTGCACTATATCCAGTCAGTGTATTAATGGTTGCAGGAGTTCCAGCACTTGCATTGAACGTTCCTGAAAGATTAGTTGTAATACCAACATCAGTTCCAGCGGATATTGTTGTCCAAGATACTGCAGATCCAGAACCACCACTGGTTAATACTTGACCTGATGTACCATAGTTTTCACCTAGTAATCCAATATCACCATCTTTACCAATACGGAATCTTTCAATAGTAGATCCACCTTGCATTGTCCTGAAGATATGATCACTATATGAAGTTCCCCCAGAATAATATGCAGTATCACCACCACCTCCACCTTGGAGTATTATTTTAGATGAACCATATATTGCATTACTATTAAATACAACTCCACCAGCACCAACTGATAATTGATAAGTAGTTGTTATGCCAGATACATTTAGTTTTTGAACATTAAACTGACTTGTTGATACACCAACAGTTACTGAACCACCAGATATTGCAGATACATCTATTATCTCTCCAAAGTTTATTGTCCCTGCAGTTCCAACTGTGTTACCATTATTTTTAATTACAACACCAGAACCTGATGCGGTAATACCTGTTAATCCTGAACCATCACCAATAATCGCACCACCAACATAAAGATTCTTCGCAACACCAACACCACCATCTACAACTAATGCACCAGTAGTTGTGCTTGATGATTGTGTCTCACTATTCAATTCAAGACTTGTTGCAGTGACAATACCTGTACCACCAAACAAAGCGTTACCAGTAACACCAAATGTTGCACCTACACCTATATTAGCTTGTGGATTTCCAATCTCAAATCTTCCATTATGTGTTCTTGCTACCTTTGTACCATCACTGTATAGGATAACACAATCTGCTGTAGTTTCAAATCTCTCACTTGTGTAAGGACCACCTGTAATAAAGAATGAACTTGTATTACCTACACCAATTGTTAAGTCTCCAGCAGTGCTTTTAATACGAGTTGGATGCGTATCGAATACCACTTCACCAGAAAAAGTAGTAACACCAGCAATAGAAACATTATCAAGATTAGTATGTCCGTCTACGTCAATATCAGCATTGACATCTACGTTTCCATTAAATGTTGAGATACCAGATACATCTAGTTTGTTTACATTGAATTGACTTGTATTAACTCCAGCAGATATACCAGTAAGTTGTGAACCATCACCAGTATAAGCTGTAGCAGCAACTGTTCCCGTTACTGTCACACCCGTGTTTGAAGTTTCTAATTTTTTAGCATTATTAAAGTTGAGTTCAACACTTCCACCGTTTGTAAATTTAGCAAGTGTGGTTCCACCACCATTACTCTTAATACTTACAACACCACCACCACTTGCGTTAATATCAGCAATAGTCAACGCACCTGATGCAGATATCGCTGCAGTATTCACAGTGCCAGCAAATGTTGTTACACCAGCGACATTGACATTATCTAAGTTTGTATGACCGTCAACATCTATCTCAACAAAATCACCATTACCTTTGAATGTTAAAGCAGTTACAATACCAATACTACCAAGTTGAATATTACTTCCAACCTCTATGAAATCATCAACATCTATATTTGTAAGTGTAGATACACCTGTAACGACTAAAGTATTCGCACGAGTTTCAGCTGTTGAACCTCCACCAGCAGATCCAGTTATTGTTACAATACCAGCCGATATAGGTGATACAGATAAATTATCACCAAAGTTAATTGTTCCAGCAGTACCAACAGTCGAATTACTATCCTTTATGACTACACCTGAACCTTCAGCAATAATACCAGTTAATGCTGAACCATCTCCTTTAAATTGTGTCGCAGTAACAACACCAGAAATATTTGCACCACCTGTTCCTGTGATAAATTTATTGAATAAATCTAAATTACCACCAAGTTGGGGTGATAAATCTTCGACAAGATTTCCAATACCATAAGCACCACCACCAGCAGACACAGTATTGTATGAAACGATTTCGACTATATCTCCTACAAATGAACCGACTGCTAATACAACAGATGTACCATTAGTTGCAGTAAATTCAGCATCAGTTAATTTAACACCATTGATATAGACATCAACATAGTTTACATTGTATGAGAAACTAAATGAAGTTTGTCCAGCAGATGCTGTAAATGTTTGTCTAGTTCTTATTGATGGGAATGATGCCCACTCAACTCCAGTTCCAGTTGTCTTTAAATAATTTCCATTTGTTCCAGCAGATCCACCAGCGGTTATCGTGCTATTGAATCTTGTGTTTGCAGCAAAGGTAGTGACTCCTGCAACAGAAACATTATCTAAGTTTGTATGTCCGTCTACATCTAAATCGGCATTTAAATCAATACTTCCATTAGCAGTTATTGCACCAGTATGAGTTGTAACACCTGCGATAGATACATTATCAAGGTTAGTATGTCCGTCTACATCTATATCTGAATCTATATTTAAAGCACTTGTAAATGTTGTAACACCTGAAATACTAACGTGATCTAAATTTGTTTGACCCTCAACATCTAAATCACCATTCGCATCAATGGCACCAGTAAATGTTGTACCAGATGCAAAAGTTACAACTCCAGCAACACTCACATTATCTAAATTTGTATGACCATCGACATCTAAATCAGCATTAAGGTCTATGAATCCAGCAAATGTTGATACTCCAGCAACACTTAAATTATCTAAATTTGTATGACCATCGACATCTAAATCACCTGTAATATCTGCTGATGTTGCAGTTAAAATACCAATGTTATAAACTTCAGTTCCTAATCCTACAACTCCAAATTTATTTTTCTCTACTAATTCTAGATAAGCACCATCACTTAAAGAAAGACTATTACCTTGTCCTGTATGATGATGACACCAATAATAAAGTGTTAATGGTGCAGTAGTAGGTACTTTCCATTCAACTCTACGAGTTGTGGCAGCATTAAATCCACTGGTATACCCAGCCATTGTAACTGCAACACCATCTAATTTATATGTAACACCTGTAATATAATGACCATGACCATTATGATCACCACCTGAACCTGTACTGAACATCAACGGATGATTCGCACCACCGTAAGTTTCATTAGTTGAATTTGATTGGTCGAAGATATAAGTTGTATTTCTGATTATAGGAAATAAAGCTGGTTTTTCTGTACCATTAAAGTAGAATACACCAGTTGACTGTCCACCTACATTATCTACACCTACTGTTACAGTAATTGTGGCACCCATATCATGGGAATAGTATGCCTTTCCGTTTGAATGAACGTGAGCAAATAGACCGTGATAATCAGTTGAGTTTGGAAGATTTGCTAGTCCAGCATATAAAGATGGTATTTTATTTTCACCTGATGGTGCTTCAATTACACCACCACCAACTCTCATACCAGAGTTTGCAGTTATAATACCAACAGCAGAGACACCTGCACCAACGTGAATATCTTTATTTGCAGTAATAATACCAACTGAATCAATATTAGATACGTCTTCGTATGTTAACGTGCCAGCAATCGAAACATTACCACCAAATTCAACATCAGAAGAGAAAGTAGATACTCCACCAACACTTAAATGTCTCTCAACAAATAGATCTTTGTAAGAAAATGTTGAGATACCTGATGTTGGAGCACCAGTCTGTCCAATATATCTGTAACCTACAATGTATATGTTTGTATCAGTAACACCACTGGGGACACTTGTGTCATTAAAGTTTAGAACACCAGCAGAATAATCAAAGAACCAACCATCATTTGCACCTGAACCAGCAGCAGATAAAGCAACTCCTCCAGAATTTGGATCTCCTTTATATACTTTAATTAAATAACTCGCACCAAATTGAGTATCAATCCAGTTCGTTAATCTTGTAGATGATGCATTACCATAAGTTGTATAAGCAATATAAGCACGTTGACCAGAACTTGTAGCATCTGCTGTCATTCTTAACCCAGAGCTACCAGCAAGATATACCTTAACTTGATTCGTGTCTGAACCTGGTGGTGTTGCAGGAATTGAACTACTCTCATTCCATAGTGCACCATTTGCAATAATCAGAGGTGATGGTATCGCTTCAGCGAAGGGTTGCTTTCCAGTACCACTTATTGCACCAGTTCCCACGACAGAACCTGTCTTGGTTTTGGTAAAACCAATTTTCTTTAACAGAAAGTCAATCTTTTGTTGGTCGGTTACTGCCACTTAATTACCCCTATCCTGTGAATCTGACTGTTGAAATCGACTGTCCAGAAGTCAATTTAAATCGAACCAAAATTTTGTTGTTACCGTTTGATGATGATTCTTCACCAAACACACAAGTAAATGTGCCACTCGACCCTGACATTACTGTACCAAAGGCACATCCATTGTCAGCGTTATTCGGATTACCAGCACCAGAATAAGCATCAAACATATCTGCCCATCCATTTGTGTTACTCAATCCTGTTGTCCAAGTTGAGTTCTCTGGAAGACAAACAAAACAACCTGCATAAGTTCCAGTCACCACAATATCCATTTGAGATACAGCAGCTCTAGTTAGAAGAACTTGGAAATATTGTGTACCACTTCTTCCAGAAGAATAGTTAGGACCTACTGGCAGATATGATGTGTAGTTAGTTACATCATGTCTTAATGTTCCACCTCTTACAATTGCTTCATAAACAGCAGGTGTTGCACTTGCATTGAAAGTGGATGATATAGGTGAAGGTGTATCACCTGTAGCACCTGCATTGACTCTGATTCCATTTCCAGAACCAGTTCCTAAAGAAGAAATAAGTATATTATCTTCGTCTACCTGTGATGTTGTTGCTGATGTTCCCATAATGTTTACTGCTGTTGAATAACTAACTCGATTATTATTATCAGATCCGTAAGGTGTCACAACATCCATTCGAGTGAAATGATTTGATGTAATTGTATTATGAATATTATTTGGATAAGTTGATATAAGTGTTGTAGCACCTGTGCCAACTGCATAATTTCTCGCTGGTGGATGTGTACCAGTTGCACCACTTATAAGCATATTGTTGAAATACTTATGACCAGAATTAGTAAATCCTGTAGTTGCACCATCAGAATTGATTAATTTGTAGTTACTGTATAAGTACATATCACCTGTTGCATTTGTAACTGTAGCAACGTATGTAAATGTGTTTGCAGAATTATTTGTATAATGTGGAACTCCAGATGAATATGCAACAACGTGTGATGAACTCGGTGGAGTTGTTACACCACTGAATGCAATCGTAGGTGCACCGACTGTACTTGGGTCTTCATACCAGAATACTTCTGATGTATTTGCAGAACCGTGATTAATATATGCCTTATTATAACCATCAGGTGATGCTGCATTTAATATTCTGACATCATATACCTGATAAAATGCTGCGTCTATACCACTATTTCTTGTTGATAGTGATGCATCTTTGTTATCACTTATGACTAATGCACCTGATGTTGCATTATTTGTACCTGTATCTAATGTTGATGTTCCAACTCCGACTGCATTTACATATGCTGTGACTGTTCCATTATCACCTGGTCCGACATCACCTATAGTATTAGATGTGATTGTACTATCTGAATTTCTTGTATATCCACTTCCTGCTGATGGTGCTGAACCACCTGTATTATTAGTTGGTGTGAATCCCTGACACAAATATCTTGTACCATTTGTACCTGTGAGAGATAAACTTAATCCATTGAATGTATCAGGTGCAGGAGGAACTAACTTACCTAATATAAAATTAAGTTCGTTGATTGAATCTTTTGTATGATCTGAATTACTTATTGTAAACGCTCCTGACTTAAATCCACCTGCAGGAGTTCCGATTACTTGATTACCGTGATATGAAGTGGCAGTTACAATTCCATTATAGTTTATTGACCCACCACCATAGTTCTCTATCCAAGGGGTGAGTAGTGCGACAGTTGTTCCTATTCCGACACCTTGAGTGTCTCTTTCTGCGAATAGATGACCATCATAAAAATTAATTGCTAGTTCTCCGATCTGCATATCGTCTAAACCAGGACGCTTGCCTGTGACTGCAGACCTTTTTAACTTAAAAGGAGTTGCCATTTATATACGGTATTTACCGATGTATGCAGTATATACTGCTGAGTTATTTATTCAAGTAGCGTTATTCCTTCTCGGACGATACTGAAATAAGTCTGTTGGTGGATCTGGTTCCATCCATTCTCTAATCTTTTGGTATTTCTCATATGAGAAAAACTCTTGATTTAAGTACCACTCTTCCCAAGGTTGGTGTCCTTTACTGTGATTACAGCTAGAACAACAACAGACTACATTTTTTGTAAAGTCTGTTCCACCCTTTGATCTGGGAACAACGTGATCCATTGTCAAATTATTACCATCACCACAATAAGCACATCTAAAGTGCCATTTCTCTTTTACGTCTTTCCTCCATAATCTTTTTGCTTCTGCTGAACTTGTTGTCTGTAAGTTGAAAACATACGCTTTAGAAGAATGGAGAATGCTCATAAACTATTGTGAGTTATTTTTATTTAGGAAATAAAAAAAAGTCTAAAGGGCAAAAAAATACCCCGAAATTTTTTCCGAGGTAAATGTAATTAAATACTGATTTTAGTTTAGAGTGCATTACCACGAGGTAATACTTCCTCTGGGAACACGAAGTTCTCGTGTGGTTGGTCTACAGATGACATCCAAGCTCTCATACCTTCATTTAAGAAGAATATTCTTTGTATAGAAAGTCTCAAACTCTGGGTCTTCTGCTGCTCTTATCTCTTGAGATACAAATCGTATGCTCTTAAGTTAAGTGCAAGACCTACAATACCGATTGATGATGTCCACATACCCATCACAGGTACGAACAACATAAGGAAGTGTAAGAATCTTTTGTTAGAGAAAGCAACACCAAATATCTGTGACCAGAATCTGTTTGCTGTAATCATACTGATAAGTTTCTTCTTCCTGTGTAGGGTCAAATGCTCTGAATGTAGAACTCTGAACCTTACCATCAGTATAGACTGAAGTGTCTTCATACAAAGTGTTCTGTACTGTTGCACCGTGAATGGCACATAGTAATGCTCCACCTAATATACCTGCTACACCCATCATATGAAATGGATTAAGAGTTATATTGTGGAAACCTTGAATGAATAAGATATAACGAAAGATTGCTGCGACACCGAATGAAGGTGCGAAGAACCAACTATGCTGCCCTAGTGGGTAGATTAAAAAGATGCTAGTGAAGACTGCTATAACTGCTGAGAATGCGAGTGCGTTGTAAGGACGAATCCCAACAAGACCTGCAATTTCAAACTGTCTTAACATAAACCCTATGAGTCCGAACACACCGTGAAGTGCAACGAAGTTCCAGAGTCCACCGAGTTGTAACCAACGAACGAATGAACCTTGTGCCTCTGGTCCCCAAAGGAACATAAGACTATGACCCATTGCATCACCAGGTGTTGACACTGCTGCTGTTAAGAAGTTTGCTCCTTCAAGATATGAAGATGCAATACCGTGTGTATACCAACTAGTAACGAAAGTAGTTCCAACGAACCAACCTCCGATAGAAAGGTAAGCACAAGGTAAAAGTATAAGACCAGACCATCCGATAAACACGAAACGATCTCTCTTTAACCAGTCATCAAGAACATCAAACCAACCCCTTGTAGGTGCTTGTAAAGTAGATGCTACCATTAATTTTTCCTATGAAAAAGGGGTCTTGCGACCCCTTGAGTTGTTTTGGGTTAAGTAATTAACCAATTGCAGGTGCTGTTAAAGCAACTGTTGTAGACTCAGCAGATGCTAGGTCTAATGGGAAGTTGTGTGCATTTCTTTCGTGCATTACTTCCATTCCTAAGTTTGCTCTGTTTAGAACATCGCCCCATGTTGGTACAATTTTACCATTAGCGTCTACTACAGACTGGTTGAAGTTGAAACCGTTTAGGTTGAATGCCATTGTACAGATACCCATTGAGGTTAACCATACACAGACTACTGGGAATACAGCAAGGAAGAAGTGTAAGACTTCTTGAGTTGTTGAATGAAGCATACTGGAAGATAAGTCTACCAAAGTAACCGTGTGCTGCCACGATGTTGTATGTTTCTTCTTCTTGTCCGAACTTATAGCCGTAGTTTTGACTTTCTGTTTCTGTAGTTTCTCTAATTAAAGAAGATGTAACTAAGCTACCGTGCATTGCACTGAAAAGACTACCACCGAACATACCTGCAACACCAGCCATATGGAATGGGTGCATTAGTATGTTGTGCTCTGCTTGGAACACGAACATAAAGTTGAACGTACCTGAGATACCTAGTGGCATTCCGTCTGAGAAAGATCCCTGACCGAATGGGTATACTAAGAATACTGCAAATGCTGCAGATACAGGTGCTGAATATGCTACACATATCCAAGGTCTCATACCTAATCTGTATGATAGTTCCCACTGTCTGCCCATGTAAGCAGAAATTCCGATTAGGAAGTGGAAAATAACTAACTGGTAAGGACCACCGTTATATAACCATTCGTCTACTGTTGCTGCTTCCCAGATTGGGTAGAAGTGTAGACCGATAGCGTTTGATGAAGGAACAACTGCACCAGAGATGATGTTGTTACCATACAAGAAAGAACCCGCTACTGGTTCTCTGATTCCGTCGATATCGACTGGAGGTGCTGCTATGAAAGCAACGATGAAACATGCTGCTGCTGCGAGTAAGCATGGAATCATTAGGACACCAAACCAACCAACGTAGATTCTGTTGTTTGTTGATGTTACCCATTCGCAGAACTGTGGCCAGCCTGCTAGTAGACCTTGCTGTCTACCTTGTTTTGAAAGAGTTGTCATTAGTAAGACGTTTGTAAATAGGGCAACAGGGAAGTTGCGATATTTATTTCCAGTAATCCCTCACTACTGGATAGAAAGACGAAGTATTATACTGCCTACAGAGGTCTTGGTTGGGAGCAGTTGGTAGTCAGGGTTACGATTGTTTCGAGTCCTTTCTAATGGTGAGGAAACCCTCACTCACTTATTTATATTAACAAAACTTTACAGAAATGTCAATAAGTATAAATACTCAATTAAAATGATATGTTACTTCATTACTAGGCACATACCCACGCATACCACAAGATAAACAAATACGAGGTACAGTGCTTGATATTCCCATATGCTCTAGACCTTTCTTAATAAAAATTGTATCACCAGCTTTTAATACAACAGGTTCCATATCCTCAACGACATATGATATCTCACCTTCCAAGCATAAAATCAAAACATTAGTTGGGTCTGTATGTGCACCAATCCCTTCTGATGCACCAAGTGAAGAGAATATTTGAATATCTTGAAGAAAATATTTAAGATATTTTTTAAAACAATTCTTAATTTTTTGGGGGAATTCTTCAATATCAATATAACTTGTTTTAATTGTTCCACGCTCATACTCATAAACTACGTACTCATCTGAATCATTATACAGATTTGGAAATGTAGATTTAGGTTCTTCCCCATGATTTTTTATTAGTTCAATTACTTCTTCCCAGTACATAATAATATAATATAATAATTTTATATATCTGTCTCTTCCATCATTGTTGACATCATTACTACGAAAAGTGTGGTTAATAACACTGTTCCCGAAAATATTGCTATAAACATCTCTAAAGTCTGATAATAGTTCATACGTTTAATGTGTGGGCATTGATATAAGAAAATGATATCATTGCAGGGATGACCCAGCTAAACGGTAAAAACATTCTTATTTTTTCTTTTTGTTTCATAATAGACCTACTGATCCTGCGGTTATTCCTACGACCATAAAAAAACCAAACTCCACCAAGTCTCTTGTACCTGGTGGAATAGAATTGACTATAGTGGACAAGAGTATCATGAATATATGAACCCTAAACCACCTGTTGCTGTGTATGCGACTGCACACAAAAATACTACTCTGCTAATAATCATTATGCTCCCTGATAAACTGGTGTCATAACTCCACCTCCTTCATCATCATCGTCATCGTCATCTACTAAACGTAAAAAATATTCAATAGCGACTAGAGCACTCACTGGATAGAAACACCATAGTATAGCTTTCCAAATTGGAAATGATTGTGCAGCGATGTTGAATTCTCCCATAACTTAAAGTTTTGTTACAATAGTATTTAGTTTTGTAAAGTTTTAAGCAAATACACTTGTGAATGTACTTGTTCCCAATGCCAACATAAAGATGTATGGCACGACTTTAAATGGCACTGGATGTCTCTTCATTACACGAAACCTGGAATGATTTGACCTGTTGTTAGGTAAGCACCTAATCCTGCTACAATGCCGAGCATTGCTAATCTACCGTTAAGTTTCTCGGCAACTAGCTTTTCTTTTTCGATTGGTTTTGGTGTTGTCATTAAAAAATACCTGGTATGATTTGTCCTGTTGTTGCGTATGCACCGACTGCTGCTACGAAACCTAGCATTGCTGCCCATCCGTTAAATCTTTCTGCTTCTGGAGTCATGAGTTTTTCCTCTTTGTTGATTGTGAATTGTGTGTTGAGTTTCATTTTTTAAAAGAAACCTGGTGCTATCCATCCGAATAGACCGTAGTTGACTGTGCCGATTACTAAACCGAGCATTGCGAGACGACCATTAATCTTCTCTGCGTATCTCCAATATGAATGCTGATGATCCATTAGAAGATACCTGGTATGATTTGACCTGTAGTGATGTACGCACCTAATAGTGCAACAAAACCAATCATCGCCCAACGACCATTTACTTTCTCAGCATTCTGAGGATATCCGTCGTAGGAAGCACTTTCATCGATATAAGGTCTTGTTTCAGTTGGGAAAGCGTTTTGTCTTCCACCTGATTCGGTTGTAACTGTCATTGAATTATTAATTTATGTAACAATATTATATAGTAAATATAAAATTTTGTCAAGAAACTTTACAATTAAATGCCGATCCCAGTCAAGAAACCCTGATACAATTATTAAAAAATTATTAAGAATATAAGTTTTACTTATTAATCAATGGATTATAAACAATATTTCCAACAACCATACACCTTCCATCAGACTTGTTTGGTAGAGTATAATGATTTCTATGTGAATGAAAGAAAACTATTCTACCTGGTACGGGTTCTATCTCTTCTTCATCTAAGATAAAAGGAGAAGGAACCCTCTGGTGCAGAGACACAATAATTAAATGACAGAGCATATGGAAAGTGATTATGTTTTGTTACATACTGTCCTTTATCATAATGTATTCCCCAACACTGATTAATTTCAAATCCTCCTCTATCAAAAGTAGCAGCACCATAATCTTTACTACTCCCTCCTCCACTAACATGAAAAGCAGCCTCAGGAATACAAGCATTAATCCAATATAGTAATATATCAATATCCTTTATACCTTTTTTATGAAGTCTCCAATCAGTTTTTCTTCCACCTCCCATCACAGTTTCTTCTACATTAAAATTATTACAAACCGTATTATATAAAAATGGATTTATTTGTTCTCCTTGCCAGTAGTCCTCAGTATAGAAATTCATTATTTGTTTTCAAAACCTGGTGGAACACGATTAAAATACGGATCATAATCAAACATCTTATCCCAATCTTCGATGTTAGTTGAAGAGCATCTCCAGAATTGCCATATACCTTCGTAACTTGATTTATGAAATACATGAATGTGTATATCGTGTATTGATGAACCGAGTTCAAGCTTGTAAAGAAATAAAGGTATTGCGAATGTATTGCCAGAATTGTATATTAAATCATCTGCAACTGCTCTCGGTTTTGAACCTTGATCGAGTTTATACTTATCACCACGACAATGTAATCTTACAAGTTTCTCTGCGTGATGTCTTGTAATTAAATAGCAAGCAGTTGAAAAGTCATTTATAAATCTACGATGCAACTGTGCATATACAGTGGCAGGGTTGATGATTGCTAATTGAATGACATCATAATCATAAGGAATCTTTGAGTAAAAATCTTTCCAAGTAAATCCCCAATGAAGTACTGTAGATATATCACAATCATCTTCCATCATCAAAGCACAAGGTGCATCAGTTTCAAGAAACATCTTCATTGCTTTTAAATGTGAGGTAGTACATCCTACTTCACTTGATGACATTCCATCAGGGTATGTTCCTTTTAATATGTCACTTAAATCATCTTCACGACCATCATATGCAGATACACGGGTATAATTTTCGATATCCCATTCCTTAAGCATATTCTCGGCAGATTCCCATCTTTCTGGTTCACCATCAAGATTAATACAATAGACTGGAGGAAGTCCTTTTAATTTGTATTTTGCTTTATTCATAGTTGTGTTTTAATCCACTCCTCTACATTCATTTCGGGTTTCCAAGCAAATGTTTTTCGTATCTTATCAATATTTGCCAAACTGTTTCTTGCCTCTCCAATTCGTGGTGGTATATTAATTGTATCATCAGATATGAAAGATGCAATCTCATTCACTGAATAGTTCTTACCAGACCCTACATTATATACTTGACCATATGCATCATCATCTGGATTTGATATTGCTGCCATTACATTTGCGTTTGCTACATCTTTCACATATATGTAATCCCTTCTCTGTTCCCCGTCACCAACGATTGTCAGTGGTTCACCTGCTGCTTTCTGTCTTAAAAATATACCTGTCACAGGAGCATACTGACCCTTTCTGGGTGCTCTTTCACCAAAGACATTAAAGTATCGGAATACAATTGTCTTAAGTCCGTAGAGGTCTGTATACATCTTACATAACTTCTCACCTGCAATCTTTGATACTGAATAAGGATTTAAACAATCATCTGGTTGTGTCTCAATATTGGGTGCTTCATTCAATCCGTAACCTGATGATGTTGATGAATATAATACTTTCTTTGCTCCAACTTCTCTTGCACATTGTAATACATTACAAGTTCCTATCGTATTAATATTGAGTGCGTTTACTGGATTCTCAATCGCAGGTCCGATTCTTGCTTCTGCTGCAAGATGAAAAACATAATCAGCACCAGTGAATGCATTCTTAAGTCCTTTATAATCTGTGATGTCTATATCTACATTTAAAGTATCTTTTCTCCAATGAAAGTTATCGTTGTCAGAATACTCATTATCAATCACAACGACCATATGATCTAATCTTTTAAGTTCTTCAACGATGTGTGACCCGATAAAGCCAGCACCACCAGTAACGATTGAAATTGTCATTAATATAAAACGGTTGGTTTCCAGAAATTACGATTTGGTTGTATCACTTCAATTGTAGGATATGAAGTCAAAGATTGATCTGTACCATTAGAACTGGTTTGATAAAACAAAGGGTCATCAAATGCATAGACATTATAGTATCTTTGTATTTCAGCGAAACCAATATCTTGATGTTGTGCAGTATCAAAAGATTGATGTGCAATCTTGCTACAGAGAGAAACATATTCCTCATCTAAGTATAGCACAGAATGAGCACTCAGCATATTATATATTCTCAAAAGACCACCGTTCAATTCTTCATATTGAACGCAAGGACCAGAGTGAGAATTCATCCGACCCCAAGATGAGATGCCAAGATAAACTGCGTCAGAGTCATCAGGTACATCAATAATAGTTCTAAAGTTTTTTGCTTTTGCAATCATCTTCAAATATAATAAAAGGTGGTTCTACTTCATTCAATGCTTTGTAATGAGAGTAAGAACAACCTGCTAATGGTCTGTCTGGTGTATACTCACCATCTATACGAATGATATTTTCAAATCCACATTCGTCTAATACATCTACAATACTATTCTTTTTCTCAACATCTTGTTGAAGATTGATATAGACAGCAGGTATTTCTCTAAGATCTAAGTTCATTGTGGTCTTTCTTCAATGCAATAATTTTAGCATCATAAGGATACTCGGAGTTATACATTTGCTCCTCTGCAAAACAATATGATGGTGTCAATGATTTAGTTGGTGGATTATCTATCAGGTAACGATTCATCTGTGATTCATCGTGCCATAATGCAATGACATCATTCTCTAAATCTTTTGTGACTCTATCGGCAAGAACTTCTGCCATTTCCATAAATCTTTTTGTTGAACCACCATTGAATCCACCTGCATAATATAACTCACCTTCTTCACCTGGTGGTACATATGCAAGTGACTTTGGATTACGGTCATATGTTCTCTGCTCTTTTGGATAGAATGATTGATATGGATGCATCGTTGCAACTAAATCATCTAATACTTCATCACCAACCTTATCTACGATTCCCATATCTACATCAAAGTAGTAACAGTAATCAAACTGTGAAATATAATCTTTCTCTTTTACAAAGTAATTGTATCTCTTTGAGTGTTGGCATTGGCCAAGGTTCGTGGTCAATTTGAGATACCTTAATATTATCTGATGTTTCTACATCGTGTTCAGTAAATAATAAACCTTGTATCTCGTGACCATTGAGAAACTTCTCTTCAATATTATCATACAATCTTTCTACAAATTGTATGTACTTATTAGTTGCAATAGTCAGAATAAGAATTTTCATCTTAATATATCTAATAAAGTTTTGACAGAGCATTCAAAGGATAGATTGTCCTTAATAAATGCTTTTGGATCATATTCGTCTAGTGTAGCATAAAATTTAGAAAATGTCACATCCAGTTCATCTATGTTAAAAAATACTTCTCCACATCTCTCATCCCAATAAGGTATCGATGTTGCAGGAACTCTGTATGCTTCTCCTTGGTCTAACCATTCTTTATATCCCAAGCAATAATCGGAACTCCCATTGACATAATCTCTTGAACTGCAATACCCTGACTTTCTGTACCATTAATAAGGAAACAGAACTTTGCTTGATTAACTAAATCCTTAAATCCATCTTCACCATATCCACCATACTCTACCATTTTATATGTAAGATTTTTACTATCTAAAAATTGCTTGACTGTATCTAATTCTTTCTGCTCTCTTCTCTTGAAATATATCAGACAATCATATGTAATATCTCTTTCATTATTAAATGTCTCAATACCAACTGGCCAGACTGATAACTTATTCTCTGGTAAATTAAATTTATTAATAAACTTATCTTTGACCCACTGTGATGGTGCAATCATTTTCTTATAATAATCTTGATGTTCGATTAGAAACTGTCCATAGGTATCAAACAACCAAACTTGTGGTCCGATAATACAAGTATCAAGTTCTATTTTAGAATGTTTTTCGTGTGCAATATCATTATATTGTAATAGAAAATTATGTTCGTACTTCTCTTCATTGATAGCATAATCGATCTTCTCTTGGTCTAAACTCATCAATAGATTTTTTACAACCTTATGAGGACCATTCATTGTTTGAGTGTGACCCCAATATGATTCAGAATAATATAAGTTTATCATAACCAAGTAGTTTGTTTTAACATTTCTTCTGGTAGTTTATCAGACCAGATATAATCAGTGTGTTTATTATCTATCTTTGGTTCAAACATCTTTTTGACAGGAACAATATGTAAGAGTGTAGGTGTATGAGTTGCCCTTGCATCTGGAACATCTGGAAAAATATAATTTGAATATCCGATAATTTTAAAGTCAGTAAAACTTTGACCTATCTCTTGCATCATAACTCTTTTGGCTAACTCTGCCATTGTTTCTTTATATCTTAATCTACCACCAACTACCCAGTATACATCTTTAACTGGTTCTTCTTTCCTTTTAATTAATAGATATTTTTTTTCAGCAAAAATTAAAAAGTCTGCACAGAAAACTGGCATCGTTTTCATTATCTTTTGATACTCTTCTTCTGGTATAAAAGTCATACCCAAGTCCAGTCACTAAACTCCATATCTTTTACAGACTTACCTGCACAACTATCAGCAAACCAATTACTTGGAGCAACAACTTTTTCACTATCACCTAACCAAGCACCCCACCAAGAGAATGATGAGTTTGCAATAATATGATAATCACATTTTGTCATCAAACATAAATCAATATCAGCATCATTACCTTCAGATATCATCACACTATCATCAGCAAAGAGTTCTTGTTCTTGGCACCATTTAGGATCATCTGAAAACACAAGTATCTGAACATTTTTATCAAATAATTTTAATGCATCTTCATAATAACTCATCGGTTGTAATGGATGATTATTATTCACAGTATAATCTGTTCTTCTGATATGTAATGATACAACTTTATTTCCGCTAATTGACTCATACATCTCATTACATAATGATTCTACTTCATCAGAAAACTTAAAATCATTCTTGATTTCATCTTTTACATGTTCAAAATATTTTGGTGATTGATAGTAACCAAAGAAGTCAACATTATCAGGACAAGACCTAAAAAGTTCTTCATCAAACTCGTGCATCCTTTCTTGTAGAATAGGATTCTTTGATATCTGAATATTATTCTTACTTATATTTTCAAATACGTTGTAGATATTCAGAGGTGATTCTTTTACTAATGGATCATTTTGTCCAAAGACTTGCTCTGGTGGAATACTAAATTCATATCCACGATTTCTTGCAATACCTTTTAATGATGCATATTGAAACATCTGATTTGCAAGTCTTCCAAGATTACCAATGTTATTAAAACTAATCATATTCTCCGTAAACCTTTCCGTTAATTGTGTTGTAAATTTGTGTTTTTAATTTTGTACTTGAATAGTCGTGATTACGACTTAACCAAACAATTTCAATAGATAAATCTTTTCCTGTATAACTACCATCCATATAATCAGTTCCTAAGAAACGAATATGATAATCTTTTAGATAATGATGGAATGTTTCTTCTGCTTGATAAACTACAACATCATCAACATATTTAATAGCGTGTAGTATTTCTTTTCGATCTTCTACAGTCTGGACTGGTTTTAATTTATTCGGTCTTGCCATTGATGGGTCTTCGTGTAATGCAACTGTTAGATGATTACAATGTTCTTTTGCTTCCTTGAAACATTCTTATATAACCAGGATGTATTACATCAAAGTTACCTGCAATAATACCTTTCTTAGGTGGAACAGTTTTCTTCCACTCTTCTACATTAATACCTTTATCATCTATAAACAAATCTGCAGTTGGTTTATGAAACATAGGCTCAATCTCGTGATACTTATAACCCCAACGATCTAATTGCTCTCTTGTTAATTGAGTCCAATCTTTACCAGAACCTCTTCCTCTTGCAGTCATCATAATAATCTTATGACCTTCATCATAAAGACGATTGACTTGCTCAATCATAAAAGGATAAGGTTGTGAATCCCAATACCTTACATTATGTCCATCTGGATCACTTGGAGTTTCACATAAAGTCCCATCTATATCAAAACAATATTTCATATAACTCCGTGAAGAAAAATCTGATGAACACACTCAACAACCCCATAACTATCACTGTCAATATGATAGTTCCAAAGTGCATTTTTTGCAACTGTTCTTATTGTATTATCAATCTTAAATCCTGTTAGAACTCCATAATCAGTTTCAGTTTCTTCGCACCAATTCAAACAGTTCAACATATTAGGTGACTCACCACCAGAACTCATAATAATTACGAGAGTATCTTTCTCAACATAATACTCTAAGAACTTTTCATATGCGTGATCATATCCAAAATCATTTGATAACATTGTTATCATTGATGGGTCAGATAACACTGATACTTTCTTACCATTAAACTTCATATAATCTTGAGATATATGAGATGCAACAGAGTTGCTACCACCATTTCCTAAAATTATAATTCTTGGATGTGTATAATATTCTTTCTGAAACTTGAAGAACTCAACTTCCATATGAGCACACTCAAGAGTTTTAACATACTCTTCAAAAGGATTCATAATTCTTTTCCAGTTACACCTTTAGTTTCTACATCTATTTTAACATAATCAAACGGAATATTCAACTGTCCCTTTTTAGAAAATGTTAGAAAGAAACCACCATTACCCGCACCACATAATTTATGTGCAATCACAGATTTATTTTCAATTAATTCTTCATCCATTTGTTTTATCCAATTGTTCTTTAATATTGTAGATGATGTATTTTTCTTCAATATCCAACTATCATTCATTAGATTTAAAAAATCATCATAATTTTTTTTATAGAAAGCATCGTGTGCAATTTCAACAGCCTCTAGTAATGGTCTTGATTTTTCAATATTCGCAGTTACATCTTTCAAAACTTTTTTAGAATTTCTTGTCACACCAGTAAAGATTAAATGTGCATCAAACTCACGAAATAAATCAGAGTTCATAAAATTATATTTGACAATACCACCTCTCTTAAATTCAATTCTTTTAAATCCACCTACACCACAACCATATGGATCTTGATAACCACAATAAGGATTCATAATTAATTCTAAACGATATGCCATTTCACATATTTCAACATCAGTCATCGGTGTTTTATAATACATCGTAAGACATTTGAGTAAACTAATAATGTAAGATGATGAAGATGCAAGACCACTTCCTTGTGAGTATGCATCACTGGTCATTGAAACATTCACAGGGTGGTGTTCTAAAATAATCAAGAACTATTCGTATTAATTCATTTTTAATTTTACGAACATCAGTTACCTCTTCTCTCTTTGAGTAATTAATAATATATTTTCCACCTTGATTATTATAACCTAACTTATCTTCGTGTAATGTGATATAAGTTTTAAGACTACACGCAAAACTAATTACAGAACCATATCCATATCTTTCTACAAAGACTGGATTATCTGTTGAACCACCAAATAAAGATACTCGTAAAGGACAAGATGAAATAAACATTATGATACATCCCTCAATACATTTAACTCTTCCATTTTTTTACTACAGTATTCGATTATATTATCAATCGAAGAGGCAGAGTTTAACCACTCCTTATATTCAACAATACTATCATATATTGTTCTGCTTGGTTTCCAACCTAGACTTTCAAGTTTAGATATATCAGACCATATGTGTCTTGTATCTCCAAATCGATATTTGCCACAAGGTTTTGGTTCATAATCTTGAACACCAAATACTTCTGCAACTGTTTCTGCAAAATGTTTAACTGTAATCGGTGCACCTCCACCTACATTAAACATCTCATAATTGGCACGATCATCTTCTAATACTAGAAGGTTTGCATCAACTACATCGTGAATGTTTACAAAGTCTCTGATTTGATTTCCATCTTCATATATCTGTGGTTCTTTACCTTGATGAAATGCAAGACAAAAAATACGACAAGCACCACTATAAGCATTATAAAAACTTTGTCTTGAACCTTGTACGATTGAATATCTCATCGCAACTGAAGGTATACCATATCTCTTTCCTAATTGTAATGCAAACATTTCCTCTGCAATCTTACTCATTCCATACGGGTTCTGTGGATTTGATATTCTTTCTGGTGTTCTTGCACAATATATCTCTTTACCCTCTGGTGGTCTAGGCTCCCATATTCCTTTCTTTAAATCTTCCTCTAATCTCATATCTGGTAATAATTCATTACCATCAGAGTCAAGATATAATCCTTCTCCTAGTGTTGCTTGACTACTTGCAACAATAACTTTTTGTATTGGTAACTTATGTCTTAAAATTATCTCGTATATGCTTGCAGTTGATGATACATTTACATCAACAAACTTTGAAAAGTAAGGTAAGTAATCCTGAAACGCAGCAAAATGAAAGATATAATCTACATCTTTCATCGCTTGTAGTAATATATTATGATCTGTTACACTTCCTGATATCAGTTCAATACGTTCATCAAGATATTCTGGTTTATTTTTATGGACAGGGTACTTCTAATGAGTCAAGAACTTTAACATCATAACCTTTCTGTAGTAGTCTATCAGCAGTATGAGATCCAATGAATCCTGCTCCACCTGTAATCAATACTTTCATTTTTTAATTGCAATAAATCCTTTACTTCGACCTGGTGGATCTGTAAGTATATAATCATTATAGAACTCAAACTCCCAATTGGCAAGTGTTTCACTCCACCATTCAGGTGGTCTAATATTCCAACACTCACGATGATAAAAATCACCCCAAGGTTCAGAGCAAGCAAGAACAGAACCTACAGGTGCAATCTTATCAATAGTTTTTATGATACCTAAAACATCATCATCTTCAAGATGAGCAAGGCAGCACATTGTAGAAAAGAATGTTGGTTTAGTTAATTTTAATTTTGATATTTCTTCTTCAGCAAATCCATTAACATATTTTACTTTTTTATTATCAGGATATATTTTCTTTGCAATTTCAATTGCTTCTCCAGATGGTTCGATTGCGTACACCTTTTTATATTTTCTTTGCTCTACCAAATAGTTTGCAAACCATCCTGTACCAGATCCAATATCAACACCAGAAGTAAGTTCATACTTATCTAATGCATCACCGTGCGGTATATCTTCTTGATATAAAAATTTAAAATCATTACTATTATGTTCTAGGTGTGCTCTCTTTTCTTTTTCAAAAGCATCATCAAGAACATAGTTTTTATTATGTTGATTCAAAGAGTCAACGTTAGGCACTTGCAGCCTCCCGATACAATTCCATAAACCTACTTATAATAGATGGCACATCGTATATTTCTCTATATCTTTTCTCTGCGTTTAATTTACAAACAACGTAGTAATTTTTATTACACATTAAATTTTTCATTGCTTCAGAATATTCTTGATAATCTTCAACAACTTCACCTGCATCACCTATCTGCTCTTTCTGTCCCATACTTGGTGCGGTATGACTTATCATAGGTAAATGATGTGATAGTCCTTCAATAATTGAACTTGAACATTGTTCACCATCAGACCTTCCGTGTGCATAAACATTCAGTGTATTTAAAAACTTATGAATCAAATTTATATCACTTGTCGTATCTAAAAATTTAACATTCTTTAGTTGATAATCTTTTGCTTGTTTACGATGATTTGTACTACCACCTAAAATTAAAAATGCAGTATCATCACTTTGTATTTCTTCGTATGCATCTAATGGCATTGGTGAAAAGATATGCATATCGTTTCTTTGATGCATACCAAATACAAACTTATCTTCCCATCCAAACTCTTCAATGTAAGATGTTGTATCATACTCTGGAACTTCAACAGGAACAGGAATAATTACACCTCTCTGTGGACTACCACCTGCCTGTACCCATTTAGATTTTTGTTCTTGAGATATTAAAACTGTGCGATAGACATTAGCTTTGTCTTCACCCATACCCTGCAAGATGAATACTATCAATAATAGGTGTCTTATTAATATGAATGAATGGATATTCTGGATGTCCAGAACGACCAGTTTGTATTACATCATAATTATCTTCATCAAATAAATCAAAGAAATTAGTATTCACCCAATCGTGAGTTGGTTTAGTTACATCTTTAAATTCTACATCAAACTTGATTAGATTTACACCGTGAGATTTTGTATACTCAACTCTTGATTCATCAGTATCAAGATGCTTAAAATCTGAACCAATATAAGGTGCAGCATCACAATAAAAGAAGTCAACTTGAAACTCATCTTTTGGTAAATGTGCAGCAATAGTTTGTAGATACTTTTCGGTTCCACCATTTGCCATACCACCAAATTTTATAAACGCAACTTTAATTTTTTCCATTTAATCTATCTCTCAATTGTGGGATGTGCCATACATTTAAATCCTTGAAGTATTCTACCCCATATTCATCAAAATGTCTATAGATGTCTGGTAGTAGGTTCTTTCTCATAAAATATTTCTCATTCCATTCTGGGTCAAAGTTAGGTATATCTGGGAGTGGAATATTCTCAATCCATTCTTCTGGCATCTGTGTCATACCTACATTATCCTCTAGCATAGTGATACTATACTTATTATTGATTTCGTGTATTGCTCCTTGACCTTTTTGAACAAGTTCTCCTATCTGACACCAAGCTTGTTTTAATTGGAAATTGTTATAGAAACTAAACTGATAATGTAGTACAGCACCGTGTTCTAATTCTAAAGTTCTTTGTGTTTCATCTGTATTAGGTCCTATAGTTCTACCTTCACACATATATCCATAGTTGTAATCTAATGAAGTATCATCACGAACAATAAAATCTTTAAAGTTATTACTCCAAACTGTGTAATCATTTCTAAAATGAGTACAACTTTTCCAGAGTGCTAACCATTGCATTCTAACTTTTTCACCTGGTTCTAATTGTTCCATTATTTCTCTCGCAATTGGAACAAAATTAGATGTAAAAGTTTCATCAGCATCAAGACAAACAAAGTGTGTACCACCTGCTTCACGACCATAGTTAAAAAGATGTTGACGAATCAAACCACAAGTCCATCCACCCTTTAGTTTTTCAGTATCATCATATCCTTTGACAATCACTCCTGCATCTTCCATAATCTTACGGGAGTTATCTGTTGAGTGGTCATCAACAGCAATTATTTCATCACATATCGGTTTAACATTTGATAAGTATGTTGGAAGAAAATACTCTTCATTTTTAAATGGTATTAGTCCAATTACTTTCATTTTAAATACACTCCAAAACCTGTATCATTATGTGCCCATTCAGTTACATCATACTTATAAGTATAGTCTAACTCTGTATGAAATCTCCACTTCGTGCGACCAGGCATAGATGGACGTATATCATCAACTAACATTACACAATCATCTTTCATATATTGTTTCCATACTATTAACTCTGACAATACTTGTTCATAAGTATGAATAGTATCTAAAAATATCATTGAGATGCTTTTCTTTTCAAAAGTTTTTGATACTCTTTCAGAATCTAAAGCATCAAAATCATTGAGTATATGAACTCTAGAGTCATTCTTTATCTTATCATTTACAAAACGAACGTCATCTACAATATCTAATGTATAGAACTCACTGTTAGGTTGAAGTGCATCATAAATGGAGAGTATTCCAAGTCCTTCACGATTACCTAATTCAACAATAGTTCCTTCAATATTAGATGTGAGGTTATGTAATAAAGAAAAGTATCCATGATTTCCATCCTTATTAAATATGAAAACATTGTAGACATTATCATTACGAATTAAATCTGCAAGTGATTCATCATTCCATTTGATATATGGACTACTCTGAGTTTCAGAAATTATTTTTTCAAGTGTTGTGTGATTCATCTAAAATTAGAAACAGGAATTTTTTCTTCATCAACAATTATATTTCCCACATCATATGCTCTTGTATATGGTACAAGATGAGGATCTAAAACTCTTATGTTATAACGAAGTTCAATTACTGTTCTTTCAATTGGCTGTTTACTATCAGGTTTTGTGCTTTGACCTAATCCTTCATTAAGGTAATAACCAAGATTTATTGGTAGATGTAAACCTTTAGCATTGAAAGCAAGTCTTAATGCTAAATCGTAATCAGCACCTTGAACTAACTGTTCATCAAATACACCAGACTTTTCAAGTAATGATTTACGAAACATAAAGTATGGACCTAAAATCATACCTGTTTTAAGTTCATCTTCTCTTCCTGTCTCATCAACATATTGTCCTTCTGTACTACCAAATCTAGGAACTATAACATAATTACCATATACAAAATCAACATCAGGATTTTCATCCAATGCCTTTGCCATCACTTCAATTGAATCTGGTGTTCTTAAATCATCCACATTCCAAATACAAAGATAATCACCTGTTGCATATTCAATACAACGATTCATAGATGTACCAATAGGGTCAACACCTTCTACTTTAATATGTAAAATATTATCATACTCTTCATTATATTCTTCGACCAGTTTAACTTCTTCATCTGAAGGGTCATTGTGGTCTAAAACAATCTCTAAATCTTTATGAGTTTGTGTGGAAAGGTTATCTAAAAAACCCTTCATATACTTGCTCATATTATAGCAAGGAGTAATGGTGCTTACTTTAGTCATAATTTTTTTTCATTGCTTCAAATACTTTTGCAATGCCAGTTTCTAAATCAGTTTTTCGGAGACCAGTATTTTTCAATGAAACGGTCTGCTTCATTTCTTTTATCAAGTTGAACAGAGTCACTTGCTTGACCTGGTAGAATATTAATTGGTTTACCAATTAATTTAAATTCATTTTCTATTATTATAGCAACTTCACGAATAGATGTATAGTCAAAGTTAGTGATATGTAACGGGTCGTTAGCATAGAACTCATCATAATTTTTCATTACAGCTTCTAGTCCTTCACAACAATCTTCTGCGTATAAAAACTGTCTAACTTCTTCACCATCTGTCATCATCTCAAAGTCACCTTCTTCAAATCCTTTTCTAATAAAGTCTGTGATTACGTGTGCTTTATCGTGGTCTTTTTCAATACCATATACATTCCAGAACTTTACGATTAATCCACCAAGTGATTCAGTATATAATTCACCGACTCTTTTCAAAGTTCCATATGGTGAGTAACTCATATTACTCATTTGAGATGATGCGAATACAAATGGTTTATCATATTCTTGTAGAAGACCAAATGCATTTGCCATCAATCTTGTATTGTTATTCACAAAATCAAATGTATGCTGATACTTTTTAAGATACCTTGAACCACCTACATCAAAAGCAAGAAAGAAAACAAAGTCACTTTCCATAATTGCATTGCGAAGATATGTATTAGGAATGTGAGTCATATCCTGATGCTCACCATTTACCATATCAAACTCTCTTACAATATGTCCTTTCTTTGAAAGATACTCTGAAAGATATGCACCGATTTGACCACTTGAACCTAAAACGGTTATTATCATTGATCCATCCATTTCATAAACCTACTAAATGGATTTAATTTAGGTTCAACAACCTCTTCTACTACTGGTTTATTTCCCATCTGATTCTCATTTATCCAGTCATATGTTTTCTTAATACCTTCTTCAAGTGTCATTGTATAATTCCAATCTAACTTCTCTTTAATTAAATCGTTATTTGAATTACGACCACGAACACCTAACGGACCTTCAATATGATTTTTCTCTACTTTTTTATCTGCTGCCTTTGCTGCAATATCTACAAGTCCATTGATAGATACCATTTCTTCTGAACCTATATTCACAGGACCAGTGAAGTCTGATTGAACTAATCTATAAGTTGCTTCGACGCATTCATCAACGAACAAGAAGGAACGAGTTTGTAAGCCATCTCCCCACACCTCAATAGTTCCACCTTCCTGTGGGAGTTCAGCAACTTTGCGACAGATTGCTGCAGGAGCTTTTTCTCTTCCACCCGTCCACGTTCCTTCGGGACCGAAGATATTATGATATCTGGCAATGCGAACAGGAACATCGTAGTTACGATGATAAGAAAGGTATAACCTTTCAGAGAAAAGTTTTTCCCAACCATATTCTGAATCTGGGTTGGCAGGGTAGGCAGTATCTTCACGGCAGTCTGGTGTGTTTGGGTCTAGTTGATTATGCTCTGGGTACATACACGCAGAGGATGAAAAGAATATCTTTGGTTTATAATCTTTGACGTTTCTTAATATGTTTAGATTGATTGTTGCAGAGTTATTCATTACATCTGCATCGTGTTCTCCTGTAAAAATATATCCTGCTCCACCCATATCAGCAGCAAACTGATATATCTCATCAAACTCTATATTAGTTACATCTTTGCAAAATGCTTGGTCTGTTAAATCACCAGTTAGAAATTCATCTGCTTCTGTTCCAGAAAAATCTGGTTCTTTTACATCTGCACCTCTTACCCAGTATCCTTCTAACTTGAGTTTCCTTACCATATGACTTCCGATGAAGCCACCTGCACCACAAACAAGTGCTTTTTTAGTTTCAGTTTCCATAATCTATTTCACTCCTTTTATATAGAACGTAAATTAGACTCGTTATTTTTCATCCACTCATAGGTAGATTCAAGTCCTTCTCGCAAACCAATCTTCGGTTCCCATCCTAAAGATTTCATTTTATCTACATTCAAAACCTTTCTTGGTGTTCCATTTGGTTTTGATGTATCCCATTCATAATCATTCTTATATCCAGTAACTTCGACTATCATCTCTGCAAGTTCTTTGATTGTTACATCTTCTCCTGTTCCAATATTAATTATCTCTTCACTATCATATCTTTCCATACAAACTAATAATGCTGCTGCTAAATCATCAACGTGTAGAAACTCTCTTTTTGCAGAACCATCACCCCATAGTTTTACAACCCAATGCTTACTCTTTTCTAATGAACCGTGAAACTTTGAAAGTAATGATGGTAGAACGTGTCCATAATTATGATCAAAATTATCATTCGGTCCGTATAAATTAGTCGGCATTACTGCGAATCGCATTCAATCCATATTGTTTACGATATGCCTGACACATTTTGATACCTGCAATTTTAGCTATTGCATATGCATCATTGCTTGGTTCTAGATAACCTGATAGTAATTGGTCTTCTGTGATTGGTTGCTTTGCTAACTTTGGATAAATGCAAGAAGAACCTAAAAATAATAACTTACGAACACCAACCATTGCTGCACAACTGATAACATTTGATTGAATCATCAGATTCTCATATATGAAATCAGCAGGATAATCAGCATTCCCACCAATACCACCTACCTTTGCTGCTGCAAGAAAGACATACTCTGGTTGTTCCATCATAAAGAACATCTTAACATCTTTCTGGTCAGTCAAATCACATTGAAAACGACTCACAGTTATGATGTTTGTAAAACCTTGAGATTCTAAATGACGAACGATTGCAGAACCGACAAGTCCGTTATGTCCTGCAACAAATATTTTTGAATCACTGCCCATAGATACACATATCCTCAACTAATTGTTTAAATGTTGTTTTAGGTTCCCAACCTAATTTTTCTTTTGCCTTTGTTGCATCACCAAGTAAACTTTCAACCTCTGATGGTCGGAAGTATTTCTCATTTACTGCAACAATCGTTCTCTTTGTAGTCTTATCAATACCAATCTCATCTAAACCAGAACCCATCCATTCAATATTCAATCCAAATATAGGTGCAGCCTACCTCCACAAATTCACGAACAGAGTGTTGTTCACCTGTAGCAATCACATAATCATCTGGTTTTTCCTCTTGCATCATCAACCACATTGCTTCAACATAGTCCTTTGCGTGACCCCAATCTCTCTTTGCATCAAGATTACCAAGATACAAAATATTTTGAAGACCAACAGATATTCTTGAAAGACCCTGTGTAATCTTACGAGTAACAAATGTCTCGCCTCTTCTAGGAGACTCGTGATTGAATAGAATACCAGAACTGCAATGCATATTATATGCCTCACGATAGTTCTTGATTATCCAATAACCATAAAGTTTCGCAACTCCATAGGGTGAACGAGGGTGAAATGGTGTTGTCTCTTTCTGTGGATGTTCTTGTGCTAATCCATAGAGTTCTGATGTAGATGCCTGATAGATGCGTACATCGTTTTGCATTCCAAGTATTCTGACTGCTTCAAGAATACGAAGTGTTCCCATCGCATCAACCATTCCAGTATATTCTGGCAACTCAAAAGAAACTTTGACGTGACTTTGTGCTGCAAGATTATAAATTTCGTGTGGTTTAACTTTCTGTATAATATGAATGATACTCCCAGAATCGGTCATATCACCATAATGAAGTTTAATCTTTTCGTAGAAAGGGTCGATACGATGCGTATTAATAAGAGAGCTTCTTCTTACAATACCATGTACATCATATCCTTTAGACAATAAAAACTCGGCAAGATAAGAACCATCCTGCCCAGTTATGCCTGTTATTAATGCTGTTCGAGCGTATTTCATAGTCACATAATAAAGAAAAAACTAATATTTGTCAATCTCTCCCGTGGTCATCTTCAAACCTTTCAATGTCATCCTCTTCAAGATAAGGACCACTTTGAACCTCAATGATTTTAAGTGGTATCTTGCCAGGATTTGACAAACGATGCTTACATCCCAGAGGAATGTATGTGCTTTGGTTCTCACCAATCAACTGTCTTGCATCATTTAATTGAACTTCTGCTGTTCCACTGACAACAATCCAATGCTCTGTTCGATGGTGATGCTTCTGAAGAGATAATCTATGACCTGGTTTAACTTCAATGTTTTTGACTTTAAATCTATCACCTTGATCAATTACTTCATACCAACCCCAAGGTCGTTCTTCCTTCATTTTTTAAAGTACTTGTTTATCATATCAATTTGATCTTGATACTTTGCAATCATATCAAGTTCTTGTTCGATTGCTTCAACTATATTTGAGTGCTCACCAATCCCTGCAGGATTAGTTAGATACACTTCTACGTTTGCAACGTGTTTTTGTATGTCACCTTGAGCGTGGGCTAAAAGTGCTTTGATTAGTTGTTCTCTCATTCTTTTACGTAACAGGGTACTCCTTCTGGGTCTAACCATTTTGTATACTCAAGGTCTTCGATACACATATCGAATTGAATTGAGTTATCACAAAGGTACATATCAGTATACCTCTCAGTATATGTATTGTACTTTTGAATACGGTAATCTGGTTGACCGTTTTCTAATGTCCCTTTGGTAACAAAGCGGTAGGGATACCTTTCAAGAATAACATTCATGATGTTTCATAATAATATACTACTATTATACACCATAATACTGTCTAGTCAAGCAAAAAGTTATATATTTTCTCCTCTATATGCAGGGATATCTCCGTCATCATCATCTTCATCTTCATCAAATTCTTCTGGTGTAAATACTAATAACTCCTCTCCTGTCTTTACACCTTCCATCTCTGGATGTGGTGCTGGCATCTTATATGGTTTCATTGCATCGCCATATGATTTGACAGGTTTCTTATCCATCTCTGATAATGTACTTGTCATCATCTTAAACATAAACGCAAAGGTAGCAGCAAATAGTGCTACAAAAAACACAAGATAGATAAAAATTAGAGTATCATTCATCGATGAAATATTTTTTGAATAGGAACTTGTCGTATTCTATCTATAACATCAGTCTCTACCTTATCTGCAATCCTCTCTAAGATATTAACATCTAAATCCATAAATGGTGGAACGATTCCTAACACTCTTAACAAACCATCTACAAACAAAGCAAGAGCAGTGAATCCTAGAATCATACTGAGAACTGTAGCATCACGATTATGCTTTGCCATTGACTCTTCATCAATCTTCCGTGCTTCATCTACTGCTTCTTTAACAGCATCAGAAATTAGATCATCTACCTCATCTTTGGTGTAGGTGTACTTTCTTATCTTCTCCTCCGTGACTGTTCTCTCTACAGGAACGTCGGACAAAGGAAACTCTGTGATTAGTGCTTTGAACATATCGGATTGCTTTTTATTATGTATTATATCATATCATCTCGTAACCACCACTATATGGTCGTTTCGCCATTTTTTTGTCTTGTTTCTCCTGTAAGTCAGCAATTTTCTTGAGGGTTTCCTGACTTTTCTTAATTTCGTCTATCTTTTTTTGAACTTCATCGAGTTCCTTTTTGATATCCATTCGTCTCTAAAATGCTTCCCTTATGACCTCCTCACGTATAGAAAAGAGTGGTGAGTTCTGGTCTAAGTGTAATTATTTAGCGGACTTCAAAGTCTAACTTGCGTATTTTACGTTTACTACGCTCCTCTTGCCACTCAATTTGCTCTGTAGATAACCCACTTCTTTCATTCACAGAATAGGTATTTAACATAATAACTTGCCCTAAATCAACAGCAGATATCACATCTCCTTTGATGGTTGTCATATTTTCACAACCACAACAAACTGATTTTCCTGCAGCAGCCTTTATCTCTTTTCCACAAGGTCTGCACCTTACTCTTATTGGTTCCATCTTTAACATTCTAACCTTTGCTTCATTCACTTGTTTTTATTATATATTATTTTAAATCTATTTGCCTACACACCATATAAGTTTTTATCGCCTTACAGGAGAATGCTTTCTCTTTACTTAATAAAAAAATGATAGAGGTCAGTTGAACCAAAATGGCAACTGGAACCACTACCTTTAAAATTATCTTTGCTTTACTAGTCATCACAAAATGTTACGATATCATAACTATATATCACCAATCATCTTCCATTTCTATTTGCTGTACAGGACAAGGTGGTGCTGTTCTGTGATAATTAACGTGTAGCAACTCTATAAACACAAGAGCACAAACCAATATCATATTGATCTGAAACAACGGATGCTTGAGTAAATTCATTATATAAAAAAAGACCCCTACTATGTAGAGGTCTTTGTAAAGTCGTTACTTTAATTTAGAAAACGAACTTAACTCCTGCTTTAGCAGAGAAGTCAACATCGTCACTAGGAGTTGTTACACCAGAGATTTCTCCGTAGAACTTATCATAAGAACCACCAAGGTATCCAATGAATTCTACATCACCGAACTCATCAGAAGTTTCTGTATGAGTTACTGTAGGACCACCAGAAACGTACCAACCGATTCCTGACTCTGTTGCTCCCTCATATCCAACTACTGCTTCAAGTCCACCAGATGTATATGCTCCATCAGGATATGAACCACTTGCTTCCAAATTGACGTATGGACCAGCAAAGGCTGCACCTGCGAAAAGGAAAGGGGTTGCTGCTACTGCAGCGATTGTTGATTTAATCATTTTTGTTTATAGTATCTCGCTAGGCATTAAAAAACCTGCGGATGGAAATTCTTTCGACTAGAATTTTACATTCTACGCAGGGTTACGATCTTTCGAGTCCTTTGTTCTATGTAATGGTATTTATTGTAACACAAGGTTCAAATTGTGTCAAGTGTGTTGATTTCTTTACCTTTTGACCTTTGCCCAATCCATATCGAAGAGGTACAAACCCTTGTCTGTAAGAACGTGATTGTACATTTTCTCAAAGACAGATGGTGGCATTGTGACTACATGAGCACCTGCACCAAATGAATCTGATACTGTTTTTACATCACGAACAGATGCTGCAAGTATCTCTGTCTTTCTTATACCCTGTATTGTATATACATCACTAATCTTATCAATCAACTCAATACCACTAAATGAATTATCGTCAACTCTACCTACAAATGGTGAGACATACTTTGCACCTGCCTTTGCAGCAAGTATTGCTTGTGCTGCTGAAAATATAAGAGTCACATTAACATTCACTAAATCTCTTGATAACCTCTTACATACTTTTAATCCGTCAGGAGTACAAGGAACTTTGATAGTTGCGTTCTTTCCAAACTTACGAGAAAGACGAGTACCTTCAAGATACATTGCATCAAAGTCACCAACGACCTCCATACTGATATCATCAATACCCATATCAATCAATTGTTGGTATACTTCTTCTGGGTCTCGACCACTCTTCATAATCAGAGTTGGATTTGTTGTGATACCATCGATCAAATCAGTCTGAAAGTGTTTTTCTATCAATTCTGTATCAGCGGTATCCAAAAATAACTTCATAGTGTCTCATAACTGTACATACAGTATAACACATATTTTTAGTTTGCAAACCATAAGTTTTAGTTTGCTAAATAAAGCTACATCAAATAGGTAGAATTACCAATGAAAAAACTATTACCTATATTATTATTGTTTGGATTTGGCACTGCAGTTAATGCTGGTGGAATGACAACTCGACATCAAACTAGTCTTCAACAAGTTCAGACACCAACTATAACACAGTCCCAGAGAACTGGTAATTCATATTCAGTTTCTGGAAACAATGTGAGTACATCATACACATATTGTTCTGCTGATTGTAGTGGAACTCCAACAAACACTACCGTAACAGGTGGACTTGCAAGGATTAGTTACACTTCAACTGGTGCAACAACTATGACCGATATCAGTGCAGCTCAAGGTGTAGTTAATACAGGAACAACTCAAAATCCAGTCTATGAGTCCACTGGTACTTTTAGTTTTGCAAATTCTTACACTCAAGGAGATGCAACAGATTCAACAGGAACTAACACGACAGTAACAGCAGGTGCAACATCTGCTAATGCAGTACCAGGTACAGTTACCAGTGGTCACACAGTAACTCTTGCTGGAAGTCAAACTTCTGGAACAACAGTAACTGGTCAGTTCATATCTGAAGTTACCGTGTTCAATTAACATTTTTGTGCTATAATGAAAAGATATAGTTTACTATTACTTCTTTTTAGCACAATACCTTCGGTATACGCTGTGCCCGTGGTCCCTAATTTTACGCAGGGCTCGATGACCTCGAACACTACGACAAGCACAACGGTGACTGAGACGATCAATAGTATGGACTACAATACTGGTTGGCAGTATTCAGTAACGGGAACAAACGTAACTGCAGATGGTTCATTATCACCTACAGGTGCTGGTTCAGTAACAAGCACGAATGTAACATTAGATGGAGTGACTTCGCAATGGAACGGTTTGAATTTAGAAAACAGACCTCAATTTACACAAACAAACAACGGGGTAGGAAGTTTCCAATTCACGGAAACATATCATGGCCCAGGCTTGTCAAATCACACAATAATACAAAGAACAACAACAATAAATTCAGTCACAGACACAACTTCAACCTTCACACAATAACGAGGAAATTATGTTTATTACTTGCTACAACTGCGGTTTCAGTCCCTGCATATGCAGAAGTGGGGGGTATAAGTGCCACAGCAAATCCAATCGCAAATAGTTCTGGCTCAGTTACCAATCAAGCTATACAAGTTTTACAAGGACCGTATATAACTAACACATATGGTAATGGTATACAGTGTCAAGGTGCTACCATGAACCTTACACCATACTTAACAGGAACAGGAAATTTTAAGCGTCCATTTGAGCACACATATCAAGATCCAGTATATGATATGTCAGATTTAAATGATGATGGAGTATTAGACAATCCAGGTCAAATTTTATATTATGTTCCAACAAGAACAGGACAACAAGAAGTTTATAATATATCAGGTGGTCTATCAGCAACTTGGTCAAGACCATTAGATAAAGAAGCAAGAGAGAAGTGTATGGAGGCAGCAGCAACACAAATTGCTTTGCAAGCACAATTAACTGCGAATAAAAGATTAGATTTTGAATTAGCAAGACTTAAGAACTGCGGAGAACAAATGAAAGCTGGAGTTATGTTTCATCCAAAGTCACCATATCATGCTGTATGTGCTGATGTAGTATTGGTAAATCCACCAGGTGTTGTAGAACAACATACACACGAAATATCAACAAAACCACCAATCAGTAATGACGCAGGTGTTTTAAAAGAAATATCTATAGGTAATAATTAATTCTTTTTCTTAATTGGGGGAAGTCCTTTCTTTTCACGATACTTATTTGTTTTAATTTCTGATAGAGAAGGTCTACTAATTTTCTTACCTAATTTTTTCTTGATAGTATCTGTAATCTTTTTAATTATAGGTTTGACTATTCTCAATATTAATGGTGTTGCAGCAGCACCTGCAGTTGCAATTACTGCGACTGCGAGTGTTGTAGATGCTTGATTTGCAGAGGGAAGGAATTTTTCGGCTGCAGTAGTTGGTTCATATAAGGTTATACAGGTTTTTCCATCAGCACTCAATTCGTGACCAATGACCTTTTCATCACCTGCTTGTGTTAAGTCACCAACTCTTAATTGACCAGGACCAGGACAAGGCACTTCTTCTTCACCACCTAAATCTCCTGTAGGTGGAACTTCTGGTGGGTCAACATCTGGTGGTGGTGGAACAACTGGAACTGGTGCTTCTCTTGTAATTATTAACTGCTCTGGTTCATAATTCATTGCGTCATATGATGGTATAGTTGCATCACAGACTATCATTGCACGATCAGGATCTTGATCTACAAGATTTTTATCTTTCGGCAATCGTGTAACCTTATCCTGATTATCCTTGTGCATCTTGACACAACCAGGTATTTCTACAATCGGAAATCCTATATTAGTCGTAACTGGGGGATGATTACTTGGTATATTAGGAATACCATATATCCAAGATTCACTGCTTACAATATTAGGTATTGCAACATTCGGAATATTGACTTCATTTATTTCCGACATTTACACCACCTGACTCATTAGGCATTGACTCTCTGATTTGTCTAACAACCTCATCTTTGATTTCACCTTTCAACCAAATTCGATTATCCTCAACTTTTTTATCATAAGTCAAGTGTGTATATGCAAGAAGACATATGACAAAGATATTGGCAAGAGCAGACGCACCAATGGCAATTTTACTTACAAAGATTCATTTTTTAGTTACATTTTCAATAAGATACTTTTGATTTTCTCCTGCCTTCTCCATTGAATATAAAGCAAAAGATTTAGTCATTGCTAATGCTAATAGATGATGAATATTTTTACCATCGTCATCAGTTAATTCATTACCCATAGTTGCAACAACTCCTACAATCAATCCTAGTTCTACTAGAACAACAAGGAAAATAAGTTTCATTGCCCATTTTCCTGTCTCAAAAAATCTTTTGATTTGGTCTCCAATAAATTTTTTCACAGTAGTATAGCTCCTATGATAAATCCTTTTGCAAATGTAATACAAAGCATTTGATAATCAGTCAAGTTGAACTTTTCCTGTATCCATTTTGTTTTTTTCTTATCCCACTCTTTCAAATGATATAAACGATGAACTATTGGATTCATCTTTTCGTGATCGTTGCAAGACATTTTTTTAACCCTCGTTTAGTGTACCGAATGACCTACGAATCTCACGTAGTGCTTCAAGATTCATATCCTTTGTTCCTCCATCATAAGCATGAGCATACCCTTCAGTAATCATCTGCTCGTTAAGAGAAACTGTTTCTTCATTTATATATAACCATCCAAGAAGACGACCATACTTACCAGTACCACCGACAAGTTCAGTTCTAACAGTGAGTTCATCACCATCACCTGCAATAGTATCTTCTAATTTTTTCTTTAACCAGTTAGTAGCATCTATTCCTAATGCCTTCTCTTCTAAATTTCTAGTCCTCTTCTCTGGGGTGTCCACTCCAGCAATTCTTACTCGTTCTTTTTTGAATAAATCGAATCCAAGATCTATAGTGACATCTATCGTATCTCCGTCGAGTACTCTATCAATTGATACGACTCTAAAGTTGTAGCAACTCTTTCTACTTGGTGGAACCATTGCTCCCATTTTCTTGCTCCCAAAAATTATCTAGTGCATTATTTATGGCATCACCAGGTTTTGTTGCAGTTTGCTCAATTCTACCTTTATTCATATTTCTTTGAAACATCATATTCAATTGATGCCAGTGCATTGGTTCGTAGATATCAATCTCTCCTTTTAATTCTTCTCTTGGTATAAGTGGTCTTGGTACAAGTATTAAATCTCTTTCATCAGGACAATTAGCAGGTGAACCATCTAAAGGAAGACTACAAGCATGTGCAGGTGGGTCAGTTATAGGTGCTGTACCACACATCGTTAAAAAGAATATTGGAATTATTGCTAACTTATTCATTTGGAAAGAAATGGTCGTATCTAATTATGTAGTATATCATTATTGTAACACATACTAATAATATTGCAACCATTATAACAATCGACCAAGTAACCGTTTGAGCTGCCATAGTTTAATCCTCCACCATTTACGTTTGCGTCTTTCTGGTAAAATTTCTTTGAACCGATGCATTAGATACCTTGGTCTTTATATCGAGAGTAAAACTCTTTTAATGATGATTGACATTGACCTTTGTTTTCGGTATCTGGGTCTTCGTATCCTTTAATTCTTTTCCATTCATTATGCAATGCACCTAATAACCACGCTTGAGAAAGACTATGAGGTCCGTTCTCTAATAGTTCAAGATGTCGTTTGTTATTACAAAAGTTTTTAGCGTAGTCCTCTCTCCAATTTGAATCGTCATATGTCTTTTCCATTATAGTCCTTCGCTCCAAAAGTTATCTACAGGGGTGATATTTCTTGCAACAAAATATAAACCAAGATTAGTTAAAAACCAGAAGGCATTTATAATCCAAGTGTTTCTCCAAAGATACTTTCGATTGTATTCTACAATATAGATATTTCTTTCATTATCACCTTTCTTAACTATCTGCTCTAATATTAATGCAACTACAAAACCGATTGCGTAGATGTAAAAGATAAAATTTAGAAAGCTAGATGAAAGTAGTAAAAGAGAAATCATTAAATTGTTACGAGGTCATAATATTTATTATATCATCAAACCATAGACATTGCAAGTTGCAATTCTCTTGCGTGTTTCAATTCATCCTCTGCTATCTCTGCAATTTTTGTATCCTCTGGATGATATGCAGAGTATTTCACATAAGTTTCATATGCATGTTTCTCAATCTTCATATTGATATCGTACGCATCTACTGGACTAGCGAAGTAGTAAGCAACCATAATCCAATAGTAAAGAAGAACCAAGTGTTTAGCGAAGAATCTATCGATCCAATACTCATTACCTCCACGAGTTTCCATCTCTTCCAAGTGTTCTGTTTCATTTAATGCCTGATAGAAGTGTTCTTTCATCAAGTATATATGATCCTCTCCTCGAAGTCCAAGACTTTCACGGAAATGTAATACACTGATAAATGAGAAGTATGGTGCCCTTGCAATTACTTCAAGAACCCAGAATCTTTGGAAGTCTCTACCTCGATAGAGAAAATCCAAGATGTAGATTGTAAGGTCTAAAACCGATGTGTTAAATTTTTTCATACAAGTATGGGGTGTGCCCAAGCATAGTTTGGATAGAACCATAGTGCGGTTCCAATAGTCGCAAAAATTACTAACGTTGCTCTTATAGGTAGATTTTTCATTTTATCTCCGTAATTTTATTCAAAGAAAAAGGATGCTCGTGTAGATACGGAACATCCTCTCTTGCGTGTTTTACTGCTTCAAAAGCGTCTGTGGCATATTCGCCTATTTCGTGATACTCATTTAGCTGGTCGTGCCAACCAAGTGTGTAGTGGGACATGATAGTTTCAACTCCAGTACGTTATTATTTAGTATAGCAACTAGGTATAAATACGCATTGATGTGTGGACTCCCACACCTATCAGACTCTTTTTCTTTTTATCTTAATAATTGACATACCTACCATTAAACCTACAACCATACCTAGAGTTGCGACTGCAACACTTGTGCTGAATACTAATTCAGTTGGAACTAATGGTTGTGATTCCCAAGTGCCTGGTAGTGTATACACTGATGGGTTTGACGCAAAAATCATTTTTCTTTTCTTTTCTCTATGTATATTATAGCACTAAAAAATATCTTGACAACTATATCTTACTTAATAATATCTTCTAGTTTAAATAATGAAACAAATTCAATTTCATTATTATCCCATACTTTATGGTCTTCCTGTCTATCAACGATTGCAACGACACGATTTACGATATAACCTGATTCTCTTAAAACATTTACTGCTTTAATTGCACTACTACCTGTAGTGGTCACATCTTCTAATACTGTAACGATTGACCCCTTTGGTGGTTTATTACCTTCAATGACTTCTTTTGTTCCATATCCTTTTGGATTCTTTCTTACAATCAGTGCATCAATATGTTTACCAGAGTAGTATGCTTTCTGTGCAATACCACATACTAATGGGTCAGCACCGAGTGTAAGTCCACCAACTGCTACAGATTCATTCTCAACGTGCTCTATCATTAAATGTGAGCATAGTGCATTTCCTTCACAAGACAAAGTAACAGGTTTACAATTAATATAATGATCTGATTCTTTACCAGATGACAAAGTAAATTTACCGTTCTTATATGCTCTTTCTTTCAAGAGATTGAGTAATGTTTTTCTATGATTTTCCATAGTCTTATTCTATCAGAAAAAAATTATTTTTGCAACTAACAGTTTTTATTTAAGTCTTCTGCCATACCACCACCTATTTCTGCACCTTGATTACCACTAAACATTGTTACCCAACCAGCAGCAACCCAACCAATAATGGGAATATTAGCAACGCTAGGAGCAACACTAGCACCAACGCTGGAACCCACGAGTCTTCCTGTGTTTTCTGCTCCTCCGATTGCTTTGATGCAAGCTTCTGATTTTTTATTTCCTTCTGTGACTGTGATTGGTTTATTGTGTACTGCACCGTCCATCGTGTATTGCTCAACGACTTTAACTTTGTTGTTAGCCAATCCAAGAAAGCCACCCTTCGTATTGCTATCCCTTTCCACACGCATCACTTTTGGATCGTTTGCTTTATAACTTATCTTATATCCATTATGTCCGACTTCTGCTTCATATGATGTATAAGGACCAACTGGTAAGTTGATACTTGGTAATTTACTTTGACGATTTGATAAAGAACCTATCATACCAATGTGAGATAATCCAATAAGTCCACCTAATCCCAAGGCGAACCATCTACCCCATTTCACTTCTTTCTTTTCCATTATTTTTTAGGTGGTACTTGTGGTGCAAGAACCATAGGTGCTTGCTCAATTCTGATTGTTTGTGCTGGTGCTGTATTTGCTGCTTTCTCAATTAATATTTCCATATCTTTCTTTGATATGTTTGCTCCCCCGCCACCAGATCCATCTTTCTTCTTACCTCCTGCTTGGACACCGAAGGTAGCTAAAGTTCCTGTAAAAATCGAAGCTATGAAAGTTGGATCAATTTTTTCTCCTTGCTCATATCCTGGTATTTTAACGTAGTTTAAAGTTAATATTCCTGCAGACCAAGTGAGCACTGCCAATCTAATAATTGTAGAGAGGAATGCCATTTGCTCGTCTTTATCATCTATTGTCTCTTTAAGTTTACCTAGAGGACCTTTAGGTTTTACTTCTTCTTTCTTTGCTTCAGCCATGGGATCAATATGTCTATATTATATATAGACGCTTAATCCTTAGAAACCTAATGGTATTGGTGACATAGGTGATGCAGCAGGTGCGTCTGGTGTTGATGGTGATGGTAAACCTAGACTACCTCCACCTAAACCACCAAGGTCTCCAAGACTACCAAGTTTATCGGTGACTGCTTCCATTACCTTGCCTTTGACGTTTTCGATAATCGCATCCTTGCGTATGAATACGTAACCGCCAAGACCAACAACGGTGAGAGATATAACACCACTTGCAATAGCGATTCCATTTACTATCTTTTGTAACATAATTCTATTTACTCAACAAATTATATAGACAAACTTTTAATGAGTTCTTTATATGAAAGAAAAGAAGTATTTGTAAAGGTTGTGTGCAATTCACTGGATATCTCTTTAACTTCTTCATAAAGATTCATTTCAGATAAAAAATTATGACACTCTTGTTTTGTTAAATGATTTAATCCAAGTAAAGTATGTCCCCATAGTCCTATTCCAGAACAACCATATAATTGAGGTAAGGTCTTCAAAAAATAATCCTCTTACTTTCAGAAGACTAATAATTTTTTTATTGTAGTCAGTTAGGGTTACTCTACTGTCACGACTATAATGAATATTAATAAAATTTTTAAAATCCTCAATCAAATTATCAATATGTTTATTATAAATGGATATGACATTAGGATTTAATGTTCTATCTTTAGTTTCTCTAATACATCTTTGACATAAGATATCAATTTGAACTAATGTAAGATGAATATTAGTTGCTTGTAATGGCTCTAAAAAATGATATGCAAGACCTAAAGAAATCACATTTTGGTTCCATGATTTTTTTAACTTGCCAGAATCAAATTTAAATGATTTTAATATTTCAGCATCTGGATAGTTAGATTTAATTTCATCTACCACATTATTTCCCCATTCATCACAACTTACATATCCACATCCTATTCTTTCTTGAGTTGGTATCTGCCAACACCATCCTAAATTTAATTTATCTGCCTTCGTCACCATACTAACACTATGTTTTCTAGTAAAAGTCGTAACAGAATTCATTGGTAAGTTATCTTTAAATGATACCCAATCTGATTTCTCTGAAAATATTCTACTATATCCTGTACAATCAATAAAAATATCACCCTCTATGATATGATTACTACAAATTATTTTTGATACTTTACCAGTTTCATCTCTTTTAATTTTAGATACTGTATCTGAAATATACTTAATATTTTTTCTTTTTAATGATTTATTCTTTAGATATTGAATTGTTAATTTATTATCTAAGTGCAAGGCACTATTATAATCTTCTAATCTTCCTGTGTAAGGTGATTTATTTTTCCTTTTCAACAATCCATGTAGAGAAGAGGTATCTAATGATTGATTTTGAATATATGTAAAATATAAAAAAGAATCAAAGTCTTCGTTTGTAGTTGGAGTTCCATCTATGGGATTGAAGAAAGTAGAACCTTTACCACTCCAATTATTAAATTCAATACCAATTTTTGGTGTTGCCTTTGTTTCTCTTAAAAACTCTGCAACATTTATATCAGGTAATTCCTCTATAGTTTCTACAAAGAGTCCAGTTGTACCTTCACCAACACCTATAGTGTTTACATCTGGACTTTCTATAATTACATATTCATGATTTGATTGTCTATGTGAAAATATAAGTGCAGATAACCAACCAGATATTCCACCTCCAACAATTACAAACTTCATTTATCAAATTCACTTCCCTCTCCCATATATTGAAGAGAGATAATATCGTGATGAACTTCCTTATCCTCTCTTAATAACCATTCTGCAAATTCCTCACGGATTGAAATTGCATCTTTTAATTGTTCTACATCACCGTCAGTACATAGATCATTCATTCGGTCTATTGACCAATCGTAAGTTGTTCTAAGAGTCTTTGTTAAATTCACCGTAGTCTTTACGCATATAGCGTCCTAATATGTTGCTATTATAATACATTGGTGTCCCGTCGTCAAGTGACTCCATCAACACATTATGTAAGAACAATTGTTTTGTCTCTTCGTAGTTTACTTTTCCAAGGGTTGCGTGGAGGGAGATAATTTCTCTTCTGAAAGAGTCTTTTCCAATTTCTCTAATATCTCGTTTAAGATCGTCAGAGCTTCCATAATACTTTTTCCAGTCAGACTCTGATGTAACTCTTCGTTTTCCTCCTTTGGGTTTTCTTTTTTGAGTAAAGTACTTTCTTCCGATGTATTGCTTTCCGTTTGTAGTATTGGTGATGCGATAGACGAACCCATAGTAATCCCCGATATCATCAGAGGTAAAAGGATTACCTTCATACATCCAAGGGTTTTCATAATCGACTTCCAAAGTAGTAATCATATATTAACACATTCATATCTATATATCCATAAATATCAATAAACGATTATATAAATGACTGTTTACAGAAAAAACATAACAATCAATGTCGGTGAGACTTTTAGTGAAGATTTAACATTAATGGGTGCTGATGGTTCTGGTGTTGTTGATTTAACAGGTTATTCTGCACAATCAAAATTAAGAAAGAGTCCCACAAACTATAGGTTTGCAGATATTCAAGTTGGTATTGTAAATGCATCTCAAGGATTAGTTAATATCTCAATCGCAAGCACAGTAACTAAATTTCTTCAAGGTGGTAGACACGTATATGATATAGTTCTAATCAAACCTAATGGATTCAAATCTGTTGCAGTTGAAGGTAATGCACTGGTAAGATCAGGTATCAATACCTTTGTACATTACTTTGGTTCTCCATAAATAAAAGTAAAAATATAATGGCAGTTTTTAGTACAAATTTAGTAATATACAAACATACTGACTTTGAGCAAACCTTTGCACTTGAAGATAGTAACACTAATAGTGTCAAAAATTTAACAGGTTTTTCTGCCACTTGCAAAATGCAAAGGACATTAAATCTTGGTAGTTTGACAGAGTTTACAATATCATTTTTGAATGATCGAACACTAGGTAAAGTTAGAATATCATTAACAGATACACAAACAGCAGCGATTGAAGAAGGTAAATATTTTTATGAGCTAATGTTGACTGACCCAAGTAGTGTTGTAGAAAGAGTAATTGAAGGAATTGTAATCGTAAAACATCCTGTTACTTGGGATTCACCTAATCCTCTGACTCCCTTTGACGCTCAAGTTCCTTAATCTTCAGGAAAATCATAAGGTCCATTCAACTTTTTTTCCATATCTCTTTCGTCTAGGACTTCATTAATAAGTTCTTTGAGTTCTATCTTAAGTGCATCAGATAGAAGATTCATTTTATTCACCTTCAAAGGTGGAATAGCATCTCTTTGACGCTGTACATCATCAGGAGTCGAACTACTCCCAAAGGTCATCGCTTGTGTATCCATAATTATTTTTTATTATATATTAACTCAAAATCCTCAGACACACCAACACCAGGTTGATAGTTCTGAGGATTAAGTTTTGCAAGTTTAACTGACTTTAGACCACCGATGATGTCAGCACGATTAATAACAGATTTCATAATTATTTTTTGTCACCATAATACATTTTATCAGAACCAGGTCTTGTATTTCCACCAATACCTTTGTCTCTTTGTTTGTTTAGGTAATTATCAAATGATTTTTTACCTTTATCAAGACCTTTTTTAGCAAGAACACCACCAAGAACAGCAGCACCAGTTTTTAATGCCATACCTGCTAATCCTTCTTCAAGTTTTTTTTTCTGCTCCTCTACAATGCCTTGAATAGTTTCAGCATCCATCTCAGTCATTACATAGTTTGCTTCTTCAATTGTAGCAGCTTGCTCTGAAGATAGCAAGTACTCAAGAACTATATCATAAGGAGTATACTCTTCCTTTGCCATTTCTGCCTTCTTAGCAAGTCTTGCCTTTGCCATTGCCTGTGCTTTAAGTTTTTGTTTCTCTTGAAATTCTGCTCTCTGTGCACCAGGAGTTCCTCTCCTATAAAAACCAACTCCTGCACCTCTCTCTCTTTTGATAAACTTTTTATCAAACTTTTGTTTTTTTGTTAGTGGTTCAGGTTTCTTATCAGGAAAATCTTTTTTGAAATCTCCCTCTGATGGTTTTCCACCACCCTGTGCACCAACCTCATTAGTTCTCTGTCCAAAGACTACACCTTTTTCTGGTTTGTACTCTGGTTCTGGTTTGGGTTTACCCGACATATTCTGACTACTTCGAGAAATTCTACCTTGAAATGGTTTTGGTTTTAGACCCAATTCTTCTCTAGTCTTTGGTTTATTTGAATTTCTTGTTATTTTTAATTTATCTCTATTTTGTTGATATTTTGGTTTGATCTTTGGTTCATTTGATACTGGTGGTTTTTCTGCAAGTCTTTTTGCAGCAAGTTCTGAACCTCTTGTATTACGGTTCTCTTCAAGATTTTCAGGTTTAGAAACCTTGTCAGCATAAATCTTTGCAATCTCTTGATATTCTTTTAAGTCTCTAAACATTTTAATTAAATATTCTACTAACTTATTTATATCTAAAATTTATCCAGTGTATTTTGAACCGTATGGTGCGACTTTTTGACGTTTTTTAAGATAGTCTACTTCAGTTGCAATGGATTGTGCTGTTCTTCCTTTATCCTTTTTCTTTGGTTTACTAATATCAGATAAGTTAAGTCCCATTCTTGTTACTGTTTTGATTTCTTTTCCATCCTTATCTTTTACAAATTCTGGTTTTAAGTTTTTCTTAATACGTTCTTTATCTGTTTCTTTTTGAGATGCAGCAACTCCTCCAACTATTCCTCCTAAACCTGCACCTGTTAATGCTCTCTTAGCAAAACTACTCATACCTTTTCTAGCAGCGGGAGTTAATGCTGCAACTGCACCTACTGTAGCAGCAACTCTACCAACTGTTCCTGCTTTTGCAAGAGCTTTAATAACTGGAGCTGCTTTCTTTGCACCTGGTAGTGCAATTGCTTTTTTAAAGAATGCTCTGTTTTGTGGTCCAATCGCTGCTCTGACAACATTTTTCTGTGCTAGTCTCTTTGTTTTTAAAGCACTTTTTTGTGTTTTACTAAGAATATTTTTAGGTTTTATACCAAACCTTTTACTTACGGTTTTTCTATATTCAGCTGTTGTAGGAGGTTTTCTAGTAGTAGGAGATACTTTCTTTTTAACTTTTTTTATGTTTGGTAGTTTTAATTCTTCACCTTTTTTAGGTACAGTAATATTTTTTGTAAATGTTCCTTTTTTATCAAACGGTGTTGAACCAACTACTTCTGTTGGTGTTACTGATGTTTTGGGTTTCACTTTTTTAAATAAAGTTGGTTCTGAACCTGGTTTCGGTTTGTTTGTCTGACTATAACCAGAAGAACTTACTCTTTTTTGATTTATGTCTTTTGTAAAATCTTTTGCTTTCTTTGATACTTCAGATTGCTTAACTCCCTTTGTTTTAGAACTACCACTTGCTCCTGCAGCACCTTCAGTTGAACCAGATGTACCAGTTGCCCTAGAGAAAGCATCTCCTCTTGTGGTTTGACGACTTAATTCTTTTATTTTAGCTTTTGTAAATTTTCTTTGCTGAACTAAAGATGGTTTTTTACCGACTCCTGCATCATATAATCTCTTTTCACTTGCCCTTACGTCTGAGATGGATTTTTTTAAACCAGTTCTATCAGGTGCCTTACTTGTAGTTTTAGGTTTTCCAAACTGTGGTTTAGGTTCCATACTAGGAACCTTTTTACCTGTGTTTTTAAATGTCGTTTTATCTGGTACAAAAGGACCGCCAGCTTTATATAAATCTAATCCTGGTTGTACAACTGTTGGTTTTATATTTTTTCCAAATCCCTTCTGAAAACTCTTCTGACTCTTTTTATATTGCTTTAATGCTTCTGAATCTTTTTCTAGTAATATTTCAAGATACCTTTGTGCCTCCGACAAAATATAATCAGATTCATTAACAACTTTTCTAAAATTCTCAAACGTCCTCATTATTTTCAGACACTTTCTTTTTATTTATATCATATGATTCGTATCCATCATAATCACCAAACAACCAAGCATCTGCTTTTGCTGCTTCACGATATGCTTCAATACTCATATCTTTGAGTCCTTTAACTTCTGATTCAGTTTCAACAACTTTTACTCTGGGTTGAGTATATCCATCCCAACTCTTATGGATTCTCTTTCACTTGTTCATCTACACTTGACATTTCCATCTGTATCTTACCTTCAATCCATATCTTTTTCAACCAAGCAACAAAACCTAATGCAAGATGTTGGATATAAGGGTTTTTAAATTTCTTCTTCACCCATCTTTCTGCTTTTGCATACCAAGGGTCTGTACCTTTACCAAATTGTTTTTGAAATTCTATTTTCATTCGCTTAATCTTATGTTAAATGAAACTGAAATACGATCTTCTTGTGATTGATTAAAATCAACATGATGTTCTAGATGTGATGGAAATACTAATATTCTTCCTGCAATAGGATTAAAATGAAAACTATGAAAATAATTATTATTTTTTTTAAAATCCTCAGTGTAAGAATCTATTTCTTGATGAGTTGCGAAACTACGAGGAGATTCAAATATAATGTTACCACAATCTTTTTGAGATTTTATCCATAAAACTCCAGATAAATCTGAAGTTGGATGATTATGTTTTAAATTGAATGCCTCTGGTGGATTTATATTAATCCAAGCACTCACAAATAATTTAATAGATTTTTCAATCGGTGGAAATTCTGACAAACAATTTGTTAAAAAATTTTGTAATATATCATCTTCATTTTCTAATGAAAAGCAAGATGATTGCCAACCACGACGATTTGAAATCGTATGTCCAACAGGATCTTTTTCCCTCATTTTGTAAACATAATCAATTAGTTCATCTTGTATTTCACTAAATCCATTTACATCAAATTGATGTACAGGAACAGGAAAAATATTTACTGTTTTATAATTTAAATCCACTAAATGTATCTTTTTTCACATCCTGTTTAATACCACCGACAATGTAAGATTCTACCTCTGTCTCCTGTGGTGCCACTTGTAATCCTTTTGAGGATATCCAATGCTCTGTCCAAGGCAATGGATTGTTTCTTGCTGCAATGTCATAAACTGGTTTCAATCCAATTGCTCTCATTCTACGATTTGCTATCCATTCAACATATTGATGAAGTAGTTTGTCATTGAGACCAATCATACTTCCATTTGTAAATAGATACTCTGCCCATCGCTTCTCTTCGTTTACACAACGGTCAAACATACTGTAAGTCCATTGCTCTTCTTCTTTGATGATTTCCTTCATCTGTTTGTCGTCACCCTTTCTCCAGTTGTTTATAATATTCTGAGTTATTGCCAAATGGAGGTTTTCATCTCTAGCAATAAGCGAAATGATTTTCGCAGATCCTTCCATGAGTTTAAGCTCACCAAAAGCAAAACTACAAGCGAAAGATACGTAAAAGCGGATACCTTCCAAAATGTTGACATTAGTAACTGCACGATAAAGTTTCCTCTTTAATTCTTTTGTTTCCCACTCTGCTGTAGGACTTCCTTTCCAACCTTCTTTCCAGAAGTTACCTGTATCATACTGATGTGCTTCGTTTATAAAGGTGTCATATGACTCTGTAACACTTGATGCTCTGTCTAAGATACGATCATCAGATAATATCTTATCAAAGACTTCAGATGGGTCTGAGTATACATTCTTGATGACATATGTGTATGAACGAGAATGAATCATTTCCATAAATGACCATACTTCCATACAAGCTTCTAACTCAGGTAAAGAACAGTATGGTAGAAATGCCATACCTGGTGCACGACCCTGTACAGAGTCAAGCATTATCTGATACTTAAGATTAGATGTATAAATGTGTTTCTGCTCTGGACGTAATGATTGATAATCACCACGATCTTTTTGTAATGATACCTCTTCTGGTCTCCAGAAATATCCTAATTGAGACTTTGTTAAATTCTCAAATGCAGGATACTTAAAGTTATCATATCTTTGAACTCCTAAAGGTTTGCCAAAAAACATAGGTTGTTTTTTTGTGTCGCATTCCTCTGTGTTAAAGACAGTCATGCCTTTAAGATTTGTCATTGATTTTTTTCCGATAGGTGAAACTTTAAATTGAACAGGATTCACACTCTTCCTCCTTTGCGTTACTTAATTCGTTTAATAAGCATTCTAGTTTGCTCTTCACTCTTTTCATTTTCTAAGGTGTCACCAACTTCATCAGTTTTAATATCATAAGTGTTTTGGTAGTAAGATGTTTTCCAACCATATTTGTATGTGGTTAGAAAATCATTTGCCATTACACTAACAGGAACTTCTGAATTATCATAGTGTTGTGGATTGTACGACCAGTTTCCAGAAATCGCTTGGTCAAAGAACTTTTGCATAACAGCAACAATATTAATATACCCTGTATTATCAGGCATATCCCAGAGCAACGTATAATTATTCTTTAAGGTATTGTAAGAGGGAACAATCTGCTTGAGAGGTCCTTTCTTTGACTTCTTGATTGAGAGATATCCTCTTGGAGGTTCTATACCATTAGTTGCGTTGCTAACAACGGAAGATGATTCCGAAGGCATTTGTGCGGATAATGTGCTGTTTCTTACACCGTATTTCTTTACATCCTGACGAAGAGATTCCCAGTCAAAGTTTAACTTATTTGGAACTAATTCATCAACATCTGTTTTGTAAGTATCGATTGGAAGTACACCGTGAGAATATTTAGTACGATCAGAATATTGACACGCACCTTTCTCTTTGGCTAGGTTCACAGTGGACTTTATGAGATAATATTGGAATGCTTCTGTCAAGTCATGTACCAATTTCCACGCTTCTGGGTCTCCATAAGATACCCCTTGCTTGGCAAGGTAATGTGCTAGACCAATGTAACCAATTCCGAGGGAGCGTCTTGCTTTAGTAGCGACTTCTGCTGCTCCGACTGGGTATTGTTGAAAATCAATGAGTTCATCAAGACTCCGAACGCTAAGATCGCAAAGAACTTCAAAATCCGAAATATCCCTAATTTTGCCAATATTAATAGCAGAAAGGATACAGAGAGCAATTTCTCCAGTTTCATCGTCAATATGTTGTATAGGTTTAGTTGGTAATGTAATTTCTTGACATAGATTGCTCATCTCAACCTTATCAGTAAATGATGAGTGAGAATTGCAATGGTCAATATTCATTAAATATAGTCTACCAGTTTCTGCTCTTTCTTTCAACAGGTCAAGTATAAGTTCTTGAGCACCTATTGTTTTCTTTGGTATTGTGTCATCATTCTCATACTTTAAGTATAGTTCATCAAAATCATCTGTACCAAAACTATCATAAAGCCCTGGCACATCATGAGGAGAAAACAGGGTAATCTCTTTATTCTCAATGAACCTCTCATAAAATAATTTACTCAATTGAATACTATAATCTAATTTACGAACTCTGTTATCTTCTGTTCCCTTGTTATTCTTTAGAACAATTATATCTTCTATTTCTTGGTGCCAGATTGGAAAGTGGACAGTTGCTGATCCACCTCTGATGCCATTTTGAGTGCAGCATCTGACAGTTGATTCAAACTTTTTGAGAAACGGGACGACACCTGTGTGTTGAACTTCTCCACCCCTGATTTTAGCGTTGATCCCCCTGATCCTACCAGCGTTGATACCAATACCAGCCCTTTGTGCGACATACTTACCAATGGCCATGTCAGAACTAAAAATACTATCCAAGGTGTCGTCAATATCAACCAGAACGCAAGACGCATACTGCCGAAGGGGTGTACGGACTCCCGCCATGATTGGTGTTGGGATGTTGATTCTGTGTTTGGAAATGGCATCGTAATACTTTTTAACGTAATCTAATCGGATATCTGGTGAATACTTTGAAAATATAGAAGCAGATATCAAAAGATACATGAATTGTGGAGACTCATATAGCAATCCTTCACTTCTATCTTGTACCAAATATTTATCGACTACTTGGCGAAGTCCAGCATATGTGAAGAGATAATCTCTTTCATGGTCTATGAATGTTTCGAGTTTAACAAATTCCTCTTCAGAATACAAATCTAGTAACTCTTTGTCATATACTCCTGCATCTACGCACTTCTTAACGTGATCAATAAGTTTTGGATGGTCGTGTATTCTACCAAAGATTTGTTTACGAACAGAATATAATAATAGTCTTGCTGCAACATATTGATAATTTGGATGATCTAAATCTATTAAATCACTTGCTGAACGGATTAATATTTCTTGTATCTCTCCAGTTGAAATACCATCATAGAACTGTATACCTGATTGTATCTCTACTTGACTTGCAGAGACCCCTGCAAGACCCTTACACGCTTCTTCTACCATTACGTGCATCTTTTCAAGGTTCAATGGTTCTATCGCACCATTTCTCTTTTTAACCTTTGTTCCGTTGGTCATATTTTTTTCCAATTGTTAAATTTTACTTTTGCTTGTAAACCAGAGTATGTATTTGATTCTAGCACACTCATGATTTT